TATACCTATCGAGAGAGCAAGTGAGAGCACCATCAATGCGCTGATTGCAGCAGGAGTACTGGTAGTGACCGAGGACGGTCTGAAGTGTGCGGAGGTGGACTGATGACTGAGATTATTAAAAGCTATAAAGGATTTAACAAAGACATGACTTGCCGTGGATTCCAGTACGAAGAAGGCAAGAAGTACGAAGAGGAGACAGCAGATGCTTGTCATAGTGGATTTCACGCTTGCGAATATCCACTGGATTGCTTTAATTATTATTCTCCGAACGAATCTGTTTACCACGAGGTGGAGCAGAGCGGAGAGTTTGACAAGGGTGGAGATGATTCCAAGGTTGCATCCACAAAAATAAAGATTGGTGCGAGATTGGATATTTCCGGGCTAGTAAAAGCAGCCATTGATTTTACTATGAGTAGAGTTAAAAAAGAAGCAAAAAGTGATGAAGACTACGGTGCATCCTCTGCCACAGGTGACTGCGGTGCATCCTCTGCCACAGGTGACTACGGTGCATCCTCTGCCACAGGTGACTACGGTGCATCCTCTGCCACAGGTTACAAAGGTGCATCCTCTGCCACAGGTTACAAAGGTGCATCCTCTGCCACAGGTGACTACGGTGCATCCTCTGCCACAGGTAACTGCGGTGCATCCTCTGCCACAGGTAACTGCGGTGCATCCTCTGCCACAGGTTACAAAGGTGCATCCTCTGCCACAGGTGACTACGGTGCATCCTCTGCCACAGGTAACTGCGGTGCATCCTCTGCCACAGGTTACAAAGGTGCATCCTCTGCCAACGATCCTGAGAGCGTTGCGGTTGCATGGGGATACAAAGGAAAAGCAATGGGTGCCCTTGGTTCCCATATTGTCCTTGCTGAATGGAACTACATTGGTAGCAAAGATAATGATAGATATGACAGATCGGAGCAGAAAGCATGGGAGTTTGTCGGTGCTAAGATGTTTCGGGTAGACGGTGAAAAAGTGAAGCCGGATACATGGTACAGATTGGAAAATGGCGAACTTGTGGAGGTGGACTGACATGGGAAAAAAGGAAGAAGTTTTGATCGCTGTTCCTTACGATGACTTTATCTGTGGAATACAGGCATTGCGGATTCTTATATCTGCCAGGCAGATGTTAAATAGTGGTGATGCCTTTGCATCCGATGGACTTAAGGCAATCCTCGGAATAAAAAAAGAGGACGGTGATAAGGATGCCGGAAAGAATTGAGAACCGCATGGTTGTGGATTCTGAATGGGAATGTGCCGGAAAACCTGTCCATCAATGTCAGATATGTTCGAGCAATATTTATTCTGGTGATGATTTTTACAATTTCAACGGTGATATCGTTTGCGACAGTTGCGGATGGGAATATGTTCGAGAGAACTTCCGTCAGACAGCAGAATAGGAGAAAGAATATGGAAAAAGAAAGAATGACCATTACCACAGCAGAGTACAAACAGTTGCTGGAAAGTAAAATCCGCATGGATTTACTCTGGCAGAGATGCTTGAAAATGAAGCATGAGGATGATGTAAACGAGATGTTAATTGACGAGATTCAATTTATTTTGAACGCGGATGACAACTACGATCCGTTCTGTGGACTTCCGATGGAAGATGTGCCGCAGGGAAATTTTGATTTACAGGAAGATGGGAGGAATTAATCATGGCAACACCGGTATTAATTATAGGTAAATCTGGAGCAGGAAAGAGCACAAGCATGAGAAATTGCTCTGGAAACGATGACTGGAATGTCATCAGAGTATTAAATAAGCCGTTGCCCTTTAAAGGGAAAATTAACGGTTGGAAGACGGACGATTACCAAACCGTCATGAAGTGCCTTTATTCTGCCAAAGCAAAAAACATCGTGTTGGATGATGCAGGGTATCTGATTACCAACCAGTTTATGAATGGCCATGCGAGCCAGGGAGCAGGAAACGCAATCTTTTCATTTTATAACAAGATAGGTGATTCCTTTTGGAATCTGATCACCTTTATCACCGACAAGCTGCCGGAGGAAAAGATCGTGTACATCATGATGCACGAGGAACAGAATGATTTCGGACAGATCAAGGCAAAAACAATCGGCAAGATTTTGGATGAAAAGGTGTGTATCGAGGGTATGTTTACTATCGTCCTTCGGTGCATTGAAGAATCTGGAAAGCATTTATTTGTCACACAGTCAGCAGACGGAGCAATCAGCAAGTCTCCCATGGGAATGTTTGATGATCTGACTATTGACAACGATCTGTTGTTGGTGGAAAAGGCTATCCGTGAATATTACGAGATTTAAGGAGGTATTAAATTTGGAATTTTTGTTGTTTATTCTGATTTTTATTTTTCTTCTGATCGTTGTCATAGCAATTACTGACACAATCGAAAAATGCAGTTATTACAAATGGAAAGCAAAAAGTAACAGGGGAATTTTAGACAAGAGAAGCGAGGATTTAGACAAGGAAAGCGAGGATAAAAATGCAAAAACCGAATAATTACGAGGAAACACAGGCACAGGGAGAATGGACACCGGTGGAGTTGGGTGGACATAAGATGATCATCAAGCAGGTAAGTGAGAAGCAATCTCAAAACGGAAAGCCGATGATCGTGGTGTTGTTTGATTTTGCACCAGATGATAAGCAGCCGAACTATTTCATGGATTCTTTCCAGAATGACAGCCGACCGGATAAAAAGTGGTCTAATCAGGGCACGCAGTACATTCTGACGGAAGATCAGGACGGAAAGTGCTCCCGTAGTTTCAAAACGTTCTGTACTTGCGTAGAAAACTCCAACACCGGATTCACTTGTTGGAAGAATGATCAGTTTGATTTTGCTGGAATCAAAGGGAAAAAGATCGGCGGTGTATTTGGCGAGCAGATGGATTTTTACAACGGTGAGGAAAAGAAAAAGCGTGTCCTTCGGTGGTTCTGCTCAATGGACAAGGTTGCGGATGCAGTGATCCCGGATCTGTCAGAAACCAAAGCATACAAGGAAAGACCGAAGAATACAGCCACCGGACCGGATAGTTTTATGAGTATTCCTGATGATATTGACGATCTTGAATTACCATTTAATTAGGAGGCAATATGTCTGCACCAAAAAACAATCATAATCATTTAAAACATGGATTATCTCATACAAGAATTGATAACATTTATAAATCAATGATTTCTCGGTGTTATAAAAGAAATAATAACAGATATGATCGATACGGAGGAAGAGGTATTTCTGTCTGCGATGAATGGTTGAATGATAAAAAGAATTTTTTTGAATGGGCTTTTAATAACGGATATTCTGAAAAACTAACAATAGACAGAATAAATGTTGATGGTAATTATTGTCCAGAAAATTGTAGATGGTCAACAATGAGGCAACAGCAGAACAATCGTTCAAATAATATTTATATTTCTTTGAATGGAGAAACACATACTATTTCTGAATGGTCAATTATAACTGGGATAAAAAGATGTACGATTTGGAACCGTTATAAAAATGGTTGGACACCAGAAAGAGTGCTCTCATGAAAAAAAAAAGCATTGCAGAAATAAAGAGGATGGAGCAGGAGATTAAGCAAAGGCTTCTGCTTATCAATCCGAAACTAAATGAGCAGAGCGGCATTTACTTTCTGACCAGAGAGGACGAGCAGGGCATCAAATACGCTTACATTGGACAGGCAAAGCATATCCTCTCTCGGTTGGCTCAGCACATGACGGGTTATCAGCACATTGATCTGAGTTTAAAAAAGCATGGTCTTATTTCCAACAGCAATATGTGCGGGTGGAATGTTAATTTTTTGAACTTCCCGGAGGAACTATTGGACGAAAAAGAGCAGTATTACATCAAAAAATATGCTCTTGGAGGGTATCAACTTCGCAACAAAACAGCCGGCGGGCAAGGATCCGGTAAAAAGCAGATTGATGATTACAGACCTGGGAAAACATACCGGCAGGGAGTTGAACAAGGCATGAAAAATGCAAGCCGAGATGTGGCAAAACTGTTTGAAAAGCATCTGAATGTTTCTGCCAAAAACGACCCGCCGACAGTCAATCAGTTGAAAGCTATGGACAAATTTGAGAAATTCTTGGGGTTGAGCAAAGATGACAGCGGAAGAAATTAAGCAGCAGTATTCCATGCGTGATGTGGTGGAAATGTATGGTTTTCATCCAAACAGAGCCGGTTTTATCTCCTGTCCGTTCCACTCCGGGGATCACAGCCCATCCATGAAGATCTACCAGAAAGATTTTCACTGCCATGCTTGTGGGGCGAATGGAGATATTTTCACTTTCATTCAGCGGATGGATAATTGCTCATTCAAGGATGCATTTTTGAAGCTGGGCGGCGAGTACGAGCATAAGACAGATTGGCAGCGGAAAAAATTCGAGTATCAATTACAACAAAAGAAAAAGAAAGAGAGGAAAGAACTGGAACGTAAGCGGCAATGGAAGAGAGAAATACTGCAGGACATACCAATGCAAAAGCTATTTGCTAAATGCTTTCCAGTTTTTTCCGATGATTGGTGCGCAGCGGTGAACCGATTAGAATATGATTTTTACATTTTGGATGAAATGAATAGAGAGGGGGTGAAACTATTTGATTGAAATAGCAACACTCGATGCAGAATCCGTCATGTCAGATGCGGTGCTTGACGAGGTGTTCGAGGAAACGGACCCAATAATGCGGAGCCGTATACTTTTATCTTTGCAAGAAAGGGCAAAGCTTCTCGGTGTGAAGACGAAATTTGACACGATGGTACGGGCATATAACAAAGTTGAGCGGCAGATAAAAAAAGATGAGCGGGATAAGAAAAATACACCCAATATGGATGACAGGATGACAGAATTTGACTACTTCGAGGACGGACATGAGTTATCCTGCGGTTCCTGGTATGCGAATCAGAACGGTATCAGATCTTATGATTTCATGGGCGAGCATATTGCCTGCTATCATCCGATTCTCATATCAAAAAGGCTGGTTAATGCAGAGACGGGAATCGAAAAGGTGCGATTAGCGTTCTGTAAAGGCTTCAAATGGAAAGAAATCACCGTAGATAAGGAAACTATCGCATCTAGCAATAAAATCGTTTCTTTAGCTAAATACGGGGTGTCAGTGACATCTGAAAATGCAAGGTTGCTTGTACGTTTTCTATCAGATCTTGAGAACATGAATATCACTCAAATTGACAATGTGGTATCCACATCGAAATTTGGATGGATAGGGAAAGAATTTATGCCGTATGATGTGCAAATCGAATTTGATGCAGAGAGCCGCTTCAAAGATATTTACGAGAGTTTACAATCAAAAGGAAGTTATGACGAGTGGCTGAAGCTTATTCGGCAGATCCGCAAGTCTGGAAGATATGAACCGCAGTTATATCTTGCCGGAGCGTTTGCAAGTATTCTGCTCAAACCGCTGAATGTACTGCCATTTATCCTCAATCTTTGGGGTGAGACTGGAAAAGGTAAGACAGTTGCTCTGATGGTAGCGTGTTCTGTATGGGCGAACCCTGCAGAGAATAAGTACATAACTGATTCATCCAGTACACAAGTAGCCGTGGAAGTCAGGGAGGATATTCTGAACAACTTACCACTGATGATGGATGATCTGTCAAAGGTTCGTGATCGGCTAGGAGATGGTTTTGCAGATTTTATTTATCTGTTGTGTGGCGGAAAAGGTAAAGACCGCAGCAATGTAAACCTTGGGATGAATAAGCAGAATACCTGGCAGAATATATGTCTTACCAACATCGAGAGACCTCTGACAAACGACACAATGCGTGCCGGGGCTATCAACCGTATCCTTGATTTTGAAATGGATGACGGATCCATATTCAGGAACGGAAACCACGTAGTAAGCGTTTTAAGCAAGAATTATGGGTTCGCAGGTAAAATGTTTGTTGACATCATAAAAGATATGGATTTGGACGAATTAAGAGCCATGCAAGAGGGATTCCTGCGGAAGATAAACGAATATGCTCAATCAAAAGAGCAGGAGAAAGAGGAAAAACAGTCCATACCGCTGTCCATCCTACTAACCGCTGACAAGATCGCAACGGATGAGATCTTTCAGGATGGAATCTACCTTGATCTGGAACGATGCACCGATGCTCTCAAGAATAAAGGAGATGTGTCGGAGAACGACCGGGCATATGAATTTATTCTGTCGGAGATCACTATCAACATCAATAAATTTGTGCCGGATGACACAGGAGCATACCGCGGCGAGATGTGGGGATGCATCAAGGATGGATATGTAGTGATCATCTCATCAGCATTTGACCGGATTGCGGAGCGGGGCAATTTTTCCCGCAAAGGGTTCCTTCAGTGGGCGGTGAAGCGGGAAATCGTGCAGACTGACAACCGCGGGATCGCCACAAAAACCTGTCGTTTCAGCGGGATTGCACCGAAATGTGTGTGGCTTCGGCTTCCGGATGATCTGACAGACGAGAATGGTTTTATCAAGGTGCCGGAGGATATGCAGGAACAGTTGCCATTTACATGATTCTGTGACCGTGTGACCGCTGTGACCGCAAAAAAATGACTATATATAAAGCGAATAAAAAAATATGAAAATTTAAAATTTTTTATTTTGTTCTATGGAATTACAAAAAAGTATGGTCACACGGTCACACCCGCATAAACACTGGATTTCTTCGGTCACATGCAATGGTCACAGATATATATTTTATGGTCACTATATATAAATTATATATAGAAAAGAGGTTTTTATGGACAATCAGGAGAAAGAAAAAGCTTCAAAAGTGTTCACTGCAGTATGGGATATTACTCGGAGATATGCATTTATTCCATTAGATGATTTTTTGTGGGAAAGATTTGTTGAAGAAATGGAATTAAAGTCGCAGGAGTTTCGTCAAGTGGATGACCCGATTTGGCATTTATACCGTGGAATTATAGGAGCGGTACAAGATTATAAGATAGCAAAGGAGAAAGAGAGGAAGAATGGGAACAGTTAGGAAGTACAGCAAGCACCGTGCATGGACGCTGGAAGAAATTAACAGACTTGAAAGTATGTGTGAAAAGGGACTGCCGCAGGAAACGATTGCTCGGTCTCTTGGCAGAACAGTAGCCAGCGTAAAAAGCAAACGGATCGCACTGAATCTTCCAGGAATGAAAGACAGCCTTGATCGCCTGACAATGACAGACATAAGCATCTTGTGTGGTGTAAGTAAAGATTCTGTCAATAAGACATGGGTCCGCCGGGGACTGGCTACTCGGAAATATGGTGGGGTGAGACATACTTCCGAAAAAATTCTGTTTGATTTTATGCAAAACAATCAGGACCTGTGGAATGCAGCAGACTGTGATAAGTATTTCTTCCAGAATCAAAAGTGGTTTGCAGATAAATTAAAATCAGAGCGAACAGACGGTGAAAAAAGAAAAACGTATGAGTTTTGGACAGAGTATGAAAAAGCACGTATTCGGATGCTCTGGCAGAGAGGTTTTTCTTACCGGGAGATCTCCGGGAAGATGGGTAGGAGTTTCCAGTCAGTATATCTGTATATTAAAAGAAATCTGAAAGAGGGTGATGCAAATGAAAAGACCGTTGCCGCCAAGTAACCGTAGTTATTGGCCACCAGGTGATTATCAAGCTATGGCGGAAAAGCCGAACAATGCTATTGTGCGACCGTCATATCACATGGAGTACATCAAGAAATATGGAAATATCTATCCAAAGGAGCAGAAACATGAAGATATATGCCGTGAAGAATGACAAGGACAGCTACCCGAATATAGGGGATGGGCTGTTGGAAGTCTCAGAAAGCCGACCGACATTCTTCCGGTTGGTGGGGAATAACCGGCATTACCCGTACAGAGATTTTACTTTTTATGACCGGAACGGAGCACCGATACCAAAGCAGTTTTTGAGAGCGTGAGAAAGGAGTGGATGCAAGATGAAGTTTATCGTGACTTTGTCAGATATGGTTGGAGTTGTATTGATCGCATTGTTGGTTTTGGTATGGATAATCTTTGGAATGATTATCTTGATAAACATTGCGAAAGAAAACATCGAATACAGGATCGACAAATGGAAAAGAGAACGAGAAGCCATGAAGGAATGGGAAAGGAGCAAGGATGGAGAGACTGACGAATAGTGACAAAGAAATACCAACACTTGTAAATAATGCAGAGTACTGGCTGGAAGTATATTTCAAATTAAAAGATATTGAGGATGCCGAGGAACAGGGATTACTCTTGCGGTTGCCGTGCAAGGTGGGAGATACCGTTTATGTAGTCACTTCTCCATTTAATGTGTTTGATGATATTGAATATGATGAGAACATGAAAGACGAAGTCTATGAAGCTTATGTTTCTAGTGTATCATTTTATAAAAGCGGAGAACAATATAGAATTTACTCTAAGGTAACAAATCATTTTATAGGAGCATATTTTAGAGAATGCGATTTTGGTAAAACGGTATTCTTCACACAAGAGGAAGCCGAAGCCAAGCTGGCAGAAATGGAAGGTGCGGAATGAAGATAGAAGAAGCTATCAAAATGCTTAAGCAATTAGTCAATATGCTTTCAGATGACTTTGGGGATTCTGAGTTGTGCGAGGATGCATTACAGCTGGCAATCACCGCCTTGCAGAATCAGCCGGTGTGGATTCCGGTAAGCGAGAGACTGCCGGAAGAAAGCGGATCATATTTGACATGGGTTAGATATGACAATGAAGAGTTTATGTCTATTGAGGATATAGATTGCGAAGGTATATTTAAAGAATGGAATTTTACGGGAAAAGTTTTATATTGGATGCCACTGCCGGAGCCGTACAGGGAAAGTGAGCCACATAAGCAGACCAAAGCAGATGAAATCCGTAGCATGACGGACGAGGAGTTGGCAGATTTTATTATCAATTTTGACAACCGTTTTGGTGAGGAATATGAGGGAGAACAGAGTTGTCTGGCATGGTTGCAGAAAGAAAGTGAGGAGACAAAATGAGTGAGAGAAAGTATGAAGTTTATGAAAATGAGAATAGAATAGCGAGCAATATGAGCTTAGAAATGGCACTTTTATTTATTAAGGCGTATTGTGACGAATACTACAATGAAAAAGTGCGCCTTACTTTGGTGAAAATGGAGGGTAGACATGACGGAGAATGAAGCACTCAAAAGCGCATTGAAAAAAGTAATAGCACAGGAAAAATCTAATTGGGGATATATAGAAAACTTTGATGTTGACGAGAATTGGGCGGTAAGAACAGCTATTGAACAAGTGCAGCAGTACCGCCAGATCGGCACACTGGAAGAATGCTTGCGAAATAAGGATTTCTTGGATTTTCTTTCGGACAAAATGAACCCAAATGATTTTGAAATATACTTGCGCTTATACAATGCGTTGAAAGAAAAGGGGTGTGAATAATGAGTGAAGAACTGAAACAATGCCCGTTCTGCGGCGGGGAAGCAAAAATTAAAGCAGCTACAAAATCTTACAGTTTTACCATTTGGTGCGCATGTAAATGCGGTGCAAGGACAGAGGGATTTTGCCCGGACACAAACAAAGAGGATGACACTATGGAGAATATCGAGGAATGTAAGAAAAGAGCCATAGAAGCATGGAACAGGAGGGCGAACGATGAAAATACTAATTGATATTCCAAAGGCATTTGAAGTGGACTATAACACAGACCGATTTGCAGAGTTCTTCCAGCGTTGTCTTGCGGATATGAATACCTGCTGTGGTAACTATGAGCAGGAGACCGCAGAGATGATGGAAAAAGCATTTGAAAAGAGCAGACTTTACGACCCGAACAAGGTTGTGGAACAGTTGGAAGAACACACAGCATTCCTTAAAGACTGTACGAAGTATGGAAATAAGACAAAAGATCAACAGTCAAAATCCTACGACACTATGATGATGTATGAGGTCAAGGATATGGTAGATGATTTGTTGGAGATAGTAAAGGCAGGTGGAACAGATGGCAATTAAACCGATTTTATTCAACACCGAGATGGTTCGGGCGATTCTGGAAGGGAGAAAGAGTTGCACCAGAAGAATTGTGAAACCGCAACAGCTCATAGGGATGTTGCCGGATAAATGCAAAAATGGAGCACCTGAAGAATTCTTGAAAGAAAAGAAACTCATGTTCAAACCATACTGCGATATGACAGGTATAGAACTGATAAATACTGCATACAAAGCTCCATATCAACCAGGGGATATCCTGTATGTCCGGGAAACATGGGAACATTTTGAATGTTGTTGTTGTGAGGGAGACGAACATAGAAATTGTTACCGAGAACCACAACAGAGCGTCTTGAATAAAAGCTGTGGCTGTTATATGTACCGGGCAACAGATGAAATATATGGAGATGCAAGGTGGCACCCCTCCATCCACATGCCGAAAGAAGCCGCACGTATCTGGCTTAAGGTTACGGATGTTAGGGTGGAACGGTTACAGGATATGTGGGCGAGCGATGTATCAAAAGAAGGGATACGGTTTAATAAACCAACAGCAGCCGATGAAATGTTAAAAGCATTTGCCAAGTTGTGGGATTCCACCATCAAGAAATCCGACCTCGACCGCTACGGATGGAATGCATCGCCGTGGGTTTGGGTAATTGAATTTGAACGGTGTGAGAAGCCGAAAGGAGTGTGATGCAGATGGAACCCATTGATTACACCGCCCTGTACGAGCAGAACGAGGACTTTAAGCGCTATGTTGACAGATATTGCGTAAAGCACTGTATCAGCGTTGCAGAAGCCTTACAGCATTATCTGGTGCAGATGGCAGGCAGGATGTACAAGGAGCAGGCAGAAACGATTGTAAGAAAGGAATAACGAATGCCCGGTAAACCGGGTTGGTGCGCAGTGAATAGGGGTGGCGTACCGAAAAATTACAACACCGTGGCTATAAGGCTTATTGATAAGCGTATGTAGAGCAAACGAATGGTGATCCACGATACAGCATTTGTAGCGTGGTGTTATGGCAGAAAAGCTAAAGGTATGTTGGATCAGCGCAGGAGTATCATCCTTTATGGCGGGATACCTTGCAGGAGATGTTGATAAGTGGATTTACATTGACATTGCCGATCAACATGAGGATAGCATGAGATTTATCAGAGATTGCGAAAAGGCAATCGGAAAAGAAATTGAGGTACTTAGATCTACGGAATATGGATGTGTGGAAGAATGTGTCCGAGCGTTCGGAGGATTCCGCAGCGCATGCAACGGGTTTGCCCCATGTACGAACTGGATGAAAAAGCGTGTCCGTAAGCAATGGGAACAGGATTATAAGCAATATGACCTGACTTATGTTTGGGGATTTGACCTGAAAGAGCGCAACCGGGCAGAGCGGACGGTAGAATCTAATCCACAAGCGGAGCATGAATTTCCGCTGATTGCCCGGAATCTGTCAAAGGAAGAGGTTCACGGACTGTTTGAAAGAACGTTTTCTTTCCCCCGACCGAAGATGTATGACATGGGATATCCGAACAATAATTGCATCGGATGTGTCAAGGGCGGTATGGGTTACTGGAACAGAATCCGCAAGGACTTCCCGGAAGTGTTTGAGAGACGGGCACAGCTGGAACGACTGGTTGGATATTCAATTTTAAAAGAGAGTGACGGGACGCCGTTATATCTCGATGAACTGGATCCCAACCGAGGAAACATGAACACAGAAATATTCCCGGATTGTGGAATCATGTGCTATTTAGCACAGAAATAAGAGAAAGGAGCCGTAATGGATTTTGGATATTACAACATGGATTGTATGGATGGGATGAAAGAGTTCCCGGATGGTTACTTTGACCTTGCGATTGTGGATCCACCGTATGGCTTACATGAGCATGGTGGCAAAAATAGGAATAAATTTGTTAAGCAGAAAAATGGAACAAAAACATATGTAAAGGACGGTCAGTACGAAAACAGAGGGTGGGACAATGAGCCACCCTCTAGGGAATACTTCGAGGAATTGTTTCGGGTATCCAAAAATCAGATTATATGGGGATGCAATTACTTTGATTTTACTTTGGCTGGCGGTCTTATCGTATGGGATAAATGCAATGATGGTTCTGACCAGTCGGATGCAGAGGTGGCATTCTGCAGTCTGACTAAAAGGATAGACATATTCCGGTATATGTGGCGTGGAATGTTTCAGGGGAAGTCCATTACTGAAGGAACTATTCAGCAGGGGAATAAGGCGTTGAATGAAAAGCGTATCCACCCTACACAAAAACCAGTGGCACTATATGAATGGCTTCTGAACCGCTATGCAAAGCCCGGAGACATTATCTTGGACACTCATGTAGGCAGTGCCAGCAGCTTGATAGCCTGCTACAGAAGCAACCATCCATATGTTGGATTTGAACTGGACAAGCATTATTATGATTTGTCCAAAAAGAGATTAGATGCAGAAATGGCACAAATGCGATTATCTGATTTTATGCCGGAGGTGATGCCATGATTAACGGAGAACTGATCGTTGACAACTTTGCCGGCGGCGGGGGCGCGTCCACCGGAATAGAGATGGCAACCGGATACAGTGTGGATATTGCCATTAACCATGATCCGGAAGCTATCCGGATGCACAAGGCTAATCACCCAAATACAAAGCATTACTGTGAGGATGTGTGGCAGGTAGATCCGGTCAAAGCATGCAATGGGCATCCGGTAGGTCTTGCCTGGTTTAGCCCGGACTGCAAACACTTTAGCAAAGCAAAGGGCGGCAAACCGAAGGACAAGTTTATCCGTGGTCTTGCGTGGGTAGCCTGCAGGTGGGCGGGACTGGTACATCCCAGGGTGATCATGTTGGAAAACGTGGAAGAGTTTAAGACCTGGGGACCGCTGAATAGAGGGCATCATCCCATTAAGAGCAAGCAGGGCAAGACATTTGAAAAGTTTGTGCAACAGCTTACAGATTTGGGTTATGAGGTACAGTTCCGTGAACTGGTGGCAGCCGATTATGGGGCACCGACCATGCGAAAGAGATTTTTTATGATCGCGCGGTGTGACGGCAAGTCGATCATCTGGCCGGAGCCAACACATGGACCAGCTGACAGTGAGGCTGTTAAGGCTGGTCTCTTAAAACCGTATGTGGGTGCATACACGCAGTTAGACTTTTCCTTGCCGTGCCCCAGCATCTTTGATACATCAGAAGAAATCAAAGAAAAATACGGCATCCGGGCGGTACGACCGCTGGCACCGAAAACGATGGAGCGGATCGCACGTGGAATCAAGAAATTTGTTGTAGATAATGCAGATCCGTTCCTCATCGAAATAGGGTATGGAGAATCAAAAGGGCAAAAGAATCCGAGAGCATACAGCATTGAGAAGCCTTTGCATACCATTGTAGCAAAAGATAAGAACTTCTTGGTTGCTCCGATACTCACTCAATACCATTCTTACGAGAAAGACGGATTGAGAGGTCAAGGCATAAAAAAGCCTATTATGACAGTAGATGGATCTAATCGTTACGGATTGGTTACTTCGTTCATTCAGAAATACTACGGTGGAAATTATAAAGGAAACGGATCGGATATTAAAGAACCTCTGCATACGATAACCACGCTTGAACGTAACGCTATGTGTGCCGTTAATCTGATTCAGATGAATAATCACTGTGATGGAAGAGATGTAAAAGAGCCTATTCCGACAATAACAGCCGGAGACGGACATTTCGGAGAGGTGAGAGCCTTTTTGATTAAATATTATGGGGATGCTACCGGTCAGGACATTGAGCAACCGCTTGATACGGTTACGACCAAAGACAGATTTGGGTTGGTGACAATTGAGGGCGTGGATTATCAGATTGTGGATATCGGGCTTCGGATGCTGGAGCCGCGGGAACTGTACGGATGCCAGGGATTTCCGGACGATTACATAATCGACCACGATTACACCGGCAAAACCTATCCGAGAAGTGAACAGGTGCGTAGATGTGGTAACGCAGTATGTCCGCCTATACCTGCAGCATTGGTAAGAGCAAACATGCCGGAATTATGCGTGGAAGAGCGTACACCGAACATGCAGATCAAGACAGAGCAGACCGGCCAACTCCGGTTTGCGTAGGAGGCAGGCTATGACAGAGCATAATAAAAAGATCAGAGATAAGATCCTAAAGGCAATTATCTCTTACACCACGGAGCATGGATACCCTCCTACGCTCCGTGAGATTGGGAATGAGGTAGGGCTGCATAGCAGTAGTGCAGTCCACCAACATATAACCTGGATGCTCGCGGATGGGATACTGGAGACAGATGCAGAAGGATCGCCGCGGGCAATACGGGTACCTGGATATGAGTTTCAGCAAGTTACCGGCAAATTAAAATCTCCCGTAAACACGGGGAGAAATCGAACTGGTAAATTTTCTTTACTAGTTGGGCAAATGAACTACCGAGGAAAATTCGGTAGTTCGGCAAATTAAAAACAGGAGAAAAATCACATGAAATATTGTATTGAAACAACGGATAATGGTTGCATTGAGACCTTGGAAATGTCAGAAAATCAAAAATTCCAGAGGGAAACAAAGAGAACAGAATATGGTTGCACAACTTCGGATCCGGATTTTTCGGAGCAGTTGGAAGAAGCAGGGTACTGTGATGAAATCGTGGAGAAAGTATATGACTTATATGATGGATGCGAAACTCTTGATTTCATTCAGTTAGCAGAACTGATAAATGAGTAACTTAGGATTTAGTGGAGCGTTTATGAAAATATCAAAGCTATTAAATTGTATAAAAGAAAATCTGAATAGTGGTTGTTTGACTCTTGATTCAGAAGTATGTATCAGAAATGATTGGGGAGATATTTACCCTGTAGAAGATATAAGGATTGAAGAAAATGAGTTATTATTAGCGGATCAAGAACCTACTTAAACTGAAATTTAGCGAAGGAGACTGGCTTATGAAGTTGTCAAAACTGACTAAGCCGGAACTTGATGAAATCTTCCGGAACGCCAATTTTACGGAAGAGGAAGAGCAAGTGTTTAAAATGCTTTCTTGCGGAAAGACTATTACAGAAACAGCACAAAAGATTAATGTATGTGACAGAACGGTCAACAGAATATCTAAAAAGGTTTATGAAAAAATAAACAGACTGGAGGTAAAAAATGGTTAGAGTTACACAAGACGGCAAAGATGTTGACATTGAAGATGTTTCTCTGCCAAAAGAAATTATTGAGATTATAGCATCCATATGCTGTTGACACCATTGTAAAAAGGCTTTAAAATGTGTCGTATGTATGATAAATACGGCACATTCTTTATATATTGAAAGGAGTGTAAAGAAAATGGAATGTGTCGCATATATGCGTGTTTCCACGGAAAAACAGGCAGAAGAAGGCAACGGTCTTGATAGTCAAAAAAGAGACATAGAACTTTTTTGCCGGAAAAATGAACTGGTTGTATCTGACTGGTATGTTGATGATGGATATACCGGCGCAAATATGGATAGACCGGAATTACAAAGACTAATTAATGACTGCATAAAAAAACGTGTTAAATGTGTTGTTGCGTTTAAATTAGACAGGCTTTCAAGAAGTATGATTGATGGATTATACATAATTGAAAGAGTTTTTCAACCCAACCAAGTGTTATTCAAATGTGTCCATGACAGTGTAAGTTATGACAGTCCTATGGAGCAGGCATACACACAGATGATGGCTGTTTTTGCACAACTTGACAAAAATACTATGATGCTTCGTATGCGTGGCGGTATGTTGGAGCGAATCAAACAAGGTTACTGGATTGGTGGTGCTAATACTCCGTATTGCTATAATTATAGTAAGGAGAAAGGAATACTCGTTCCTATACCAGAACGTAAGGAACAAGCAAACAGAGCACTTGATATGTTTATTGGTGGTTATTCTGATTTATATATCAAGGAATCATTAGGATTTCACAGTGAGGTACTTGTAAGAAATGTGCTTACCGGAGTTGTAAATATAGGTATGATACCATATAAAGGGAATGTATATCAAGGACTTCATGAGCCTATTTTTGATAAAGAAAGGTTTGAACTTGCACAGGAGATTAGAAAATCACGTAGGAAAAACAAAACTGCTTGTCATACGGATGCCAACTTGTTAACAGGATTGTGCTATTGTGGTGTATGTGGATGCAAGATGCGGTATCAGAAGTGGACTCACGGAAAGCATAAAATATATTGCTGTTCTCGTGATAAAGCAATGAAGTATTTGCCTAATTTTAATCCAGACTGTAACAATTCTTTGGAATGGGCTGCTGATATTGAAAAACAGGTAGAAAGTGAAATTTTGAAAATATCCTTAAATCTTTCAGAGTGCAAGCCTATTGAAAAGCAAAGCAAACTTGAAATAATGCAGTCACAATTTGAAAAAGAACAGGTGAAATTAAAAAGGCTATATGTTCTTTATTCCGATGGAAATGACACAGTTTTAGAAATGATTAAGAACACTGAAAAAAGCATTTCTGAAATGAAAGTAAAGATAACCGAGGAAGAAAAAAACGAAAGAAACAGTCAGAAGAAAGAAGTTGTTTACGAGAACATAAAAAAACTTGCCGATGTGTGGGCGCATATCGACAAGAAAGAGAAAAACAATATATTAAAAAGCATAATATCAAGGATTGTAATTGTCAATGGTGATGTCGAAATTCAATTAAAGAATTTTTAGCAGAACCTATTGTTATCGGAGTGGCAATAGGATGTGCTAATGCCGTATTTATCATACTTTTAAAACTGCATATTTTTTCACTTGTCGCAAAAGTGTCGTATATGTGTCACTATATGCGACTTTTTTTATGTCAAAATTTAAGCATAAGGAGGAATGACCTTATGGCAAAATTCAGATTTTCAGATGAAGCACTGGAACGTATTTTTAGTAAAGAACAGATGGGAAGTGTTCCGCTTAAATATCAATCAATCGTAGTCCATGCCACAGAGGAAGTTATAGGAGAACTTGGTAATGCTTATGAATTTCAGTCCGTTGGGACTTTTGAACAAGCCGACATATCAGACACTTGATGAAGTTGAAATTGCGAAACAGATAGAATCAATGGAAGAAAGGGAGAATAGCCATGCCGCAGCCGATTATGAATCCGAACTATTTCAATCCGCAGTATAGAACACCTATGTACGGACAGTTTATGCCACAGCAGGAACAATTCCAACCACAGCAGTTTATGCAACAGCCACAGCAAAACGCAGTACAGATGTACGGTCGCATTGTACCGGCTCAAGAGTGCATAGCACCGAATGAGGTTCCTATGGATGGCAATACGGCATTTTTCCCTAAACAGGATATGTCAGAGATCTATGCTAAATCTTGGGGAGCAGACGGAAAAATCTATACAAGGCTCTATAAGCCTGTTTTGGAAGATAACACAAACAATTTACCACAGGCCGAAGAAAAGACAAAATTTGACCTATCAGACGAAGCCACAGAGGTATTTATGAAGCGGTTTGATGAACTGGAGCAGAAGATTGAGCAGTTGAAATCTTCACAATCGCAAAGAAAAACTTCACAGGCACAAAGAAAGGAAGATGCTGAATGAATATGATGAACCATATGCAGATGCCTAAAGGGATTGGAAATCCACGGCAAATAATTCAAGGGATTATGGGAAATAGTCAGATGATGCAGAATCCCATGATTAGAAATGTAATGGGAATGGCGCAAAAAGGTGACATATTAGGTGTTGAAAATTTTGGTAGAAATATTGCCAAGGAACGTGGCATAGATTTTGATTCCGAATTTGAAAAATTCAAGCGTCAATTTCCTATGAAGTAGATACTAAATTCTTGCAAGATTAAGTATAAAAAATCTTATACGGAGGTAAAAATTATGTTTGAGAGTAACAATACTCCCTTTACCATGCCTGTTATGCCTGCCAACAGCGGATATGGAAACAGCGGTGCATGGGGTGACGATGGTGCGTGGTGGATTATTATTTTCGTCCTTTTCTTCGCTTTTGGAGGATGGGGCGGTAATGGATGGGGCGGTAATGGCTCTAATTCCAGTTACTACACCGATTCTGCATTGCAAAGAGGGTTCGACACCCAGTCTATAATCGGTAAACTGGACGGAATCAACAACGGTCTGTGTGACGGATTCTACGCTGTAAACAACGGTATGCTTACAGGATTTAATGGCGTAAATACCAACATTTTACAGACCGGCTATGGCATCCAACAGGCTATCAATGCAGACACCGTAGCAGGAATGCAGAATGCTAACGCTTTACAGGCACAGTTAGCGCAGTGCTGCTGCGATACCCGTGAAGCTATCCAGGGTGTGAACTACAATATGGCAACGAATACTTGCGCATTGCAGAACACCATGAATAACAACACTCGTGACATTATCGACAGTCAAAATGCCGGTACGAGAGCAATCCTTGACTACTTATGCCAAGACAAGATTGCAACTCTGACCGCAGAGAATAACGATCTGCGCAGAGCAGCTTCACAGGATCGGCAGAATGCACTTCTCACTACTCAGATGGCGGCTCAGACACAGCAGATCATCAACACTGTGAAACCTGCACCTATTCCTGCATATCAGGTTCCCAACCCTAACGTATATTACGGGTGTGGTTGCAACACTGGTTGCGGATGCTAAAACTGCATATCGAGTAACTTAACCTTATGGTTATGTCTGCTATGCAGAATTACTGACAACATGGGGCAGACTACATGGTTTGCCCCTATTATTTTGAAAGAGAGGTATTTATTATGGCTGAATATACAGCAGTAGCATTACAAACTGTGGCAGCAGGAGCAGACGTTGCCTTTAACGAAACTGCAGTGAATGGAAGTAACTGTATCACTCATAGAGAGGGATCCGGGATTGTGAAACTTAGAGGTATCACTAATCAGTGTCGTGCAAGATTCCTTGTAAGTTATTCCGGAAACATTCAGATTCCCACTGGTGGAACTGTTGAGGAAATTTCCCTTGCGCTGGCGGTAGACGGAGAACCTTTACAGTCTACAAGAATGATTGTAACTCCGGCAGCAGCAGAGAATTTACAGAATGTTAGTTCACAAGCATATATTGACGTTCCAAGATGCTGTTGTTCAACAGTTTCGGTAATGAATACATCAAGTCAGGCAGTAGAGGTTCAGAACTCTAATTTAATCGTTATTAGGCAGGCTTGACAAGTATTCTTTAATAAGTCTTTCCAGTATTGCTGATACAGGAAGGTGTTCTTTGATTGCTTGAATTTTAATCTTTTTCAGTAATTCGCTTTCCATTGTTGTTGTGAATTTGATTTTTGACATTTTAAAACCTCCTTTTTAAGTGTATTTTACCATAAATACGTATTGACGTAAAGTTATAAAATTGATATAATACACGTAAAATGGTATATACGTATAAAGGAGATTGGGAAATGGCTTTTAAGAAAGGAAATACACCATATAATTTTGATGATTTGACAGGAAAAATATTTAACCGCCTGACAGTTGTTGAAAGAGTATATAAGGAGAACACCAAAAAGACATATTGGAAATGTAAGTGTTCTTGTGGAAAAGAAACAATTGTTGAAAGCTCGAAAATCAAAGGTGGATACACCAAGAGTTGCGGATGCCTTAATGAAGAAAACAGAAAGAACCATATAGAAGAATTAACTACACATAAAATGAGCGGTACTAAATTATTTAAAATTTGGTGCTCTATGAGAAAAAGATGCGAAAACGAAAAAGAAACGGCATATATGTGGTATGGCGGCAGAGGCATTAAGGTATGTTCTGAATGGAAAGGTGAAAATGGATTTCAAAATTTTTATAACTGGTCTGTAAAGAATGGCTATAAAAATGGATTATCCATAGATAGAATAGATTTTAACGGAAACTATGAACCATCAAATTGCCGTTGGATTACGCAAAAAGAGCAATGCAACAATACAAGAAGAAACATTTACATTGATTACAATGGAGAGCGAAAAACATTAAGTGAGTTATGTGAAATCCACAATTTGAAATATGGAATTATGTACCATAGGGTTTGCAACTTAGAACTTCCTTTTGAAATTGCTATGAATTTAAGTGGATTTTGCAAAACGTATTACAACGGGAAAGAAGTAGATTTGAGACTAATATCAAGAGATAAAAAGATCGATTATAAAATTTTATTAAAAGAAATATTGGTAAACAAAAAAGATATAGAACAAGTTATATCAGAATATGGAGGTAAATAAATTGGATGTTAAAAGAATGCATGAAATGATTGAAAAACTTTCTGAATGCGCTAAAACGCAGTTTGACAAAGGAATTGACCATGTAGACACTTGCGAAATGGGAAAGGTCATCGACATGATGAAAGACTTATCCGAAGCAATGTACTACCGTGAGTTGACAAAAGCCATGCAGGACTATGATTCGGACGAAGTCATGGAAATGTTTGATCGTTACGGTGACGGTGGCAGACGTTTTTATGACCATTACCGCTATGCTGACGGCAGATTTGCACCTAAAGGGCATGGAACGTACCGTAGAGGATATGAGGAACCGCCTTATTACCACATGACACCGGAAATGTATCACCGTGACATGGACAGAGACATGGGAAGAATGTACTACACTGAATCTTCTGCATCTACTGGCCCCATGCGTGATGCAAGAGAGGGTAGAAGCGGCATGAGCCGTAGAGCCTACATGGAAAATAAGGAACTGCACAAGGCTAACACTCCTGCGGACAAGGAAGCAAAAGTGCGTGACCTGAACACCTACATGACGGAACTGGCAACGGATATGTCTGAAATCATTAATGATGCCACACCGGAAGAGAAGTCTGTCCTTAAAAGCAAGCTTTCTGCACTGGTAACAAAAATCGGATAACACACATAAGGGGCTTATTTAGCCCCTTTTATGTTGGAGGTGGTAAGATGTTCACGATAAATGGAATCGTTTGGAATTTAAGGCTTGTAGAGCCACACAGTACTATGTTAATGCGTTCTGATAACACATATACGTTTGGAATGACAGACCGAAATACGCAGTGCATTTATATTTCCAACAGAATCAATGGCTCATTCTTTGACCGTGTTCTCTGCCATGAGTTGTGCCATGCGTTTGCATTTTCATACAACCTTACCATGCCGATTGAGGTAGAAGAGATTGTTGCAGACTTCCTAGCCACTTATGGAAGAAATGTGTTTACACTGGCTGATGAAATTATCAAAGATTACATGAGAATGCTTGCGTAGTTCTTTTACAAATGCTATAATTATAGGTGTCGAAGCTATAATTTAAACCAGCTGAACAGTAGCAATACTTTTCAGCAAAATCGCATCAAACATGTATTTTTAAAAGAAGAGTGTCCTTGTCGTGGAGGGCATTCTTTTTTTACGCAAAAATAAGGACATTCCGAAGAATGCCCTTAAAATCCTATATTCTATTGTAATTTGATAACTTCTTTGTTACCCGTCCAGAAACTTGTTTCATATTCCAGTTCAATACTCTGCGCATCCTTTGGAACTACAAATGCAATTTTGTAAGAGGTATTTCTTCCACTTGAAATATTCGCATTCAACGAAGAGTTTTCCACAACACTGTAATTCTGTTCGCAATCTGTATTGTCTGCGTAGCACTGGAAATCATAAATACTTACATATTTATCATCTTTGCTGTTATTCTGATAGGAAACATCAATCATTATGTATTTCATTCCGTCTGCCGGAGTGTTCCAACCGTATTCATCCTCATAATCGGTGAAGTTAAGGTCAAAGTCATTTATTGTGACTTGTAAACCGTCTGCATCAAATGTGTAACCGGGATAAATGACAGTATCTGACTTATTTATGATAGGCTCCGGTGTCTGTTCCTCTGTAGATTCTACAGAAACTTTTACTTCTGCAATAGGTATAGAAACATCGTCACCAGGTTTGTTACCTATGTTGTAAACTATGATTGCAAGAACACACCATATAATGGCAAACCACGAACCAGTATGCAATTTATTCTTTTTATCACCAGTAGCAATGTCGATTATTGCAAGAATAACAGCAACCGGAATAGTAAATGTCAAAATAGAAAACACAGCCGCCAACGTACTTAATGTGCTCTGCTTTTTCTTAGGCGGCTTTTGATTGTTCTGAACTGTCTGATTTTTTTGCTGTTCCAAAATGTCAATATCAAATTTAGACATGCAAGAATCACAATAACCTATTCTGTGATACACAGGAAGACCTTTCTCATCCGTAGCCACCTGTTCCGGAACAACTCTCATTTCTTTACCACACTTGTAGCAATTCATAATATTTCCCCCTATAGGTTTATTAAAAATCTCATTTTTTGATACTTTTTTCGTAAAAAATTTTAATGTGTTTCTTTTGATACCCCCGTAGGTCTGCATTTTCAACCGAAAATCTCGTTTTCAGAGGTTTTTGAAAGAAAATTTTTTCGTCAAAATATAATGCCTTTTTCAAAATACCCCCCGGGGTAGCACTTTTCAAGCTGAAAAATCCGTTTTCAGAGATTTTTCGCTGATTTTTTTCAGACCGATTCAAGGTGCGGAACACTTGTTCACTTTTGCGGTGCAAGTCCTGGACCTGTCACCCGTTCACCGTGTCGCAGCTTTCGCAAGGTCTCCGACTGCCGAAAGCATGGAACCATACGCAGACCGCAACAGCTCCGCAGATTCCGGAGGCAGACCACCGGCGGCAGTCTCGACCCTTATAACTGTTTCCAGCCGTTCCCCGGCATCCGCTACGCTCTCCATAATGTCGTATACATGACCGATTCCCACTTTTCGCATTTTGACAAAATCCCCCTTGCAATATTTGATTGTACACCAAGACAGCGCAAGCCGTCAATATATCCGGAAGAAGGATCTGACCGGATCCGTTGGAATAGTAACACAAGTAGACCGCCAAACGGCAGCAGATCACACAGGACACGACAAAAAGACGGTTGTAAGCCGTCTTTTATCTGTTTTCAAGTTCAAAAATTGCCCACCGCAGGGCGGCAGTTGTCTCCGTGTCTTGCTCTCGCTCCGCACGTTCCAACAGCTTGTAAAGTCTATCAAGGTTCTTTTCTTTCATCCTGGCAACCTCCTTTTTCATTTTTTGGGTAAATTCTACCCATAAAACCGCCGCCGGTAGTGATCCGGCGGGCATCCTCTGCGGCGGCTGTCAAGGTTCAAAATCTATGATTCCTAAATAAAATTGATCTTTAAAGTTATTAAAAAAATGATCTTTTAAATCTGATAATGTTTTTTCTCCATTTTTTAACGATTCAAAATCACTCAACACCATTTCATCAGTATAATTTGCATATTTATTATAACTAATTGATATCCTAAATTTTTCCCCGGATTTTACCCATCCACAACGACCGGAATTTTTAGCAACTGGATATACACCTATTACATAACCGTATAAGTCCTTATAATCTTTTGTGTTTTTGTCGTGCCAATCCTCTAGTTGTATTTCCGTACCGTCAGGCATTGCCGAAATTTCTATAATTTTCATTTTCTCGTTCCTCCATATTTTCAATTTTCCCGTTTCCGGGTAAAAGCAAGCCGGGGACACGATCCCCGGTGTAAGCCTGTCTTACTTGCTTAATATTCAATTTTTAATTGCGCAGAGCCTTTATATAAAAAAGCTGTTTTTCCGTGTAGGTCGCTACAAGTCCAACCACCAGAAATATAATCATTTATAAGGCTTTCAAAATGCTGGTAATTTGCACATTTAATATATATCATTGTTTTATTCCTCCAATTTTTTGTAGTATCTGATGTTGCGCACCTCTTAAAAGTAAATATAAAATTTTTCTCCGGTTGCGTTCCAGTCTTTGTCTAAGATTTCCATTTTGTATAATTGGCCATTGTTACCGTAAGTGCCAGCAGAATAGAAAAGCTGTGTTGCGCTACATCCTTTAGCTTCAGTATACGCTTTTTTTATCTCTGCAATAATGTTATTTACTCTGTCACCATTATCACCGCATAAATAAGAGCCGGCCGGAACATCTTTTAAGCAGCTAATATAATGGATTGCATTCTCGAAGCTGTAGCAGTTTACGTCTAACTTGATGCCGTCTAAACGCTGACCCTCTGCAATAAGATTTTTCCGTGAAATTCTTTTACTCATATTGCTTTTACCTTTTCACCCGTGTTATAATTTGGGTGCCTTTCTTTTTGGGTGCCGCTCGTTTATCTTCCAGGATGCCGGGCGGCTTTATTTATTTGTTGAGATAACTATAACAGATATAAGGCACAAAAGCAAGATGTAATAATATACAAATATAAGGCACAAAATAAGTTCTTTTGTTGTGCAAAATATATAAGGCACAAAAAACATGATTATATTATAGTAGATAAAAAATAATATTGACATATAAGGCACAAACAAATATAATAAAGATACATTTATATAAGGAGGTGCAAACAATGGAGCGAAAAACTACAGATGCAACAAGAAAAGCGATTTACAAATACGACAACAAATTTGAACGGGTGAATTGCCGTTTTGCAACTGGCACAAAAGACCGCATCAATAAATTAGGTTATAAGAGTGTAAATGATTTTATAAAATTAGCTGTTGCGGAAAAACTGGAGCATGACGAAAAAATATTAAAATAAGGCACAAAAACATATTGACATATAAGGCACAAAATGCTATAGTGATATCACGATATCAAACAAGTGATATCACACTAATGATGTCATGATATCACACAAATGATATCACAAAAAAACTAATGATATCACATAAATGATATCACAAGAAAAGGAGGTGCTAAAATGGCGGAAACATTTAACCAAATGATTAGATTCCCGAAAGACCTAGAACCGCAGATCAAAGCGCAAGCAGAAAAGAACGGTGAAAGCGTCAACCAGTTTGTTATAGGTGCCGTGATTGCAGCATTGCAACCAGTACAGCCGCAGGCAGTGACAGGACAACCGAAAGAAGCACCCGTGACAGGCTCTAAAAGCCCCATAGACGAGAAAATCGCACTCATGCAGGCAAATGAACGGTTACACGCTTTACAAGCCAAAACAGCGGCAGAAAGAGCCGCTAGAGAGCACGGAGAAGTTGCACCAGTCGTTAAACATCCTCCAAAATGGGCGGGCTTACCCGGACAGCGGCCAGACGAAAGTAATGTTGAATGGGTAGAACGCAAGAGGAAAGAAGCGGAAGAAATTTATAAGCAAGGTATGGAACGAATACAAAGAGAAAAGGAGCAGAAAGCATGAAAGGAACACCAGAGCAGATCACAGCAAAGAAAGCCGCCCGGATCCGGTCAAATGTCCGGCAGTTCTTCCGGTACTACCGGGAACAACTGGAAAACGTGGAATCCGAACGGTTGAAAGAATTTAACCGGGCAGAACTGCAAGCGCTGGAAACAGTGCAAGCGGAAACACTCCAAGCACTGGAAGGAATGACAGATGCAGAGCTATTGAACAGCAAATACACATACGGTGACAGGGCGTTAATTGACCGGATCACAGCGAGAGCGGAACGGATAAGAAGAACAGAAAGAGTAACAGCATAAACAGGAATTAAGCAGGTGTAACAGCCTGCTTTTCTTGATCTATTTTCACTGCGTTGTTTTAACGTGCTAAATTTTGTAGACAAATTGTAGACATTTTGTAGACGCAGATAAGATTAAATAAGATTAGATTAAATAAAAGGAGATAAGATAAAAGTAAATAAGTGCAGAAAGACAATGATATACCAAGTATATATAAATACTAGAGCCGACCGGCTGCCACAATACACTCATCTGCAAAAATTACCTATCTGTCTGTCAAATAATCCCATTTGTCAAATTTACAAGAATGATATTTTTTAATCGCATGATTTTTATATGCTCAGGATCATCGGCAGACATACCACCATAACAAATCGTCAAATGTGTAAAAGGTTGTTGTGGATTTATAAATAGCACTTATGGTATGATAAAACCAGTTAGGGAGCCGACGCTAATACGGTGCGAGTGACAGCGGTACAAATCCACCCCCCTCTGGATATGCAGCCGCCCAGATTGCAACCAAGACCACCGGAGTCGACAGACCGGAAACGACAAGAAGTCACTAGCTTGTCACTTTTTTAGATTTATGTTTTTACTGATACACGTTGAGGAGATCAAAAAAACATGGGTTTATTAAGTGATGCCTAGTTATTTTTTATGCGGATTTTTAGGAGGTGCAGAGCGGTGCAGGACGTCAGAGAGATTCCAAACATTGACGAGATTAAAAAAAATATCCGTAAATACTTTGACGATTATTGTGCAGCTTATGGCATTGATGACATGAGATCACAACGGCAGCCAGTTTTTAACGGAGCCATGCAATATATATATAATAATTATATAAGGCCTAGCAATGTATTAAAAGATATACCCCAAAACGTAGTGGATAATAGTATTAATCAAATGTTAACTAACTACAATGCGTACAACATAGATCTGTTGTATGAGGTTTATTTATATCTTAGGGAGTTAGCTAATGCTTATGATATGACTGCTACAGCTGATACATTTAAGATATTAACAGGTATATCTAAACAGGCATTAAGTGCCTGGAGGACTAAATCAAGTACGTCGAGCATGGACGAGGTCAGAAAAGCTTTTGTAAATTGGTTAGATGATGCAGATTGTGACCAGCTTGTTGCTTTTAATCTACGGAATGCTCTAGGAGCAACGGAACGATTAAATAACGACCACGGAAGGAAACAGACCACACAGCAAGAGATTGTGCACAAGATAGCCAGGACAGCCGACCAGCTCCCACGATTAGACACAGATTTTGAACAAAATACATCAATGTTGACCGATTCCGGAGCGTACGACAGCGACAACGAAAATGCAAATGAGTAGCAACAACTGCGGAAACGTGCAGAAATATGGGATAGTTAAGAATGTATCAATAAAGACTGCGCGAAGCGCGAATTTTGCGCATAGTTGAAATATGTTGGTAATGATGGGGGAGGGGGTTTATAGAAATTCGGAAACCAGCCCTACTAAGTCCAGTAAACTACCCAAAAAATAAAAAGGCTTCGACAGGAGGTGATACTAACATGGAGTTATCTTACACACAAAACAAATTGCAATTTAACAGACCGTCATTTAAGGACGAACTTAAAGATAAGCTTGGAACAGTTTGCTGTAACTGTGGAAGTAATTTGGATGTAGAGTATCACCACATAGTGCCTTTAGCATTGGGAGGAACAAACAATATAGGTAACATTGTACCTCTTTGCCATGTTTGCCATCAAATTGCACATGGTTCTAGGAACATCAGAGACATAAAGAAACCTGAAAACACTGGCAGACCTAGAAAGCCGCCTGTTCCGGGCTATCTGAAAATCCTAGACGAATATAAGAAAGGCAAGATAGGCAGAAAAGAATGTGAGAAACAGTTGCAACTTACTCAGGGAAGCAAGCTAACTGATATGTGGTTCTATAAGAAATACCTGAAAGATAATCGCATAAAGGTTCTTAAGAACCGGATAGATATGTTAAACACACCAAAATGTTTGAAAATGGATCACTCGCAGGAATTTGTAGCAAGGGTTGTTTATGAAGACGGAAAAGAAGAAAAGTTCTTCGCCTGTGGTTGATTTTAAAAATTTCCTCAAAAATAAAAAAGACCCTTAGGAGGTGTATCACATGATTTTCATTTACATAGTTTTAGCATGGATACTGGTTCAATTACATGCTCCTGCATGGGTATATATCCTGTTCATCATCGGAGTATTTTTAAGAGCAGTAGTCACTGGTAGAGATTAAGCGTATGCAGATATTTGGGAAAGAAATAAAAGACGAATGTTCAAAATGCGGTGAAGTCCTGCAATGCGAATTATTTCTGCAAGGTCATGGGATTAAGAGAGACCGTGAGAACGTTACGGAAATGGTTAGCTGTCAGATGAAGCACCAAAAGATCAGACTTGATAAAGAGCCTAAAGAAGATTTGCCAGTTAAGGAGAAATGTGAATTGCCACCGGAGATTAAAGAGATTTACACAGAAGTTTGGAAAATCCATAAAGAGTGCGCTAATCCGAAAACGGATGATGACTGGTCGTATCTTATCCGGCAAGGCAATCTGCTGATTAAAATGCACAACAATAGCCAGTTTGCTAAAGCACTGGTAATGGCAATGATTGATGAAATTGAAGAAAGGAAGAAGAAAAAGTAATGGGAATGATACTTTTGAAAATCGTAACAAGCGTGGTTTTGATTATCCTTGTTATTTGCGGGTTATGCAGTTTATCTTCTCAAAAGACTGTGCCTGCCGGAATTTTAAGTATTATATTTGACTGGTTTTTAGCATTGGCAGTTTATCTCATGTGGGTATAGCCTATGTGGTTACCTGAGATTATGCGAATTATCCCATATCACATCGTTGAATGGGTTAAATTCATAAAGCCATTTTTATTGCCGAATATCCTGTGTTGTGTTGGCATCGGATATGTGGCAGAGAAATCAAGGCATCAAGAGTGTATGTAGCCTGTGTGTGGGAAACGAAAAATGGAAATATGCGTTCGACAACACAAAGTTTTACAGAATACCGTGCACAGGCGTGACAATTAAGCAATATAGGGTGTTTCACGAAAATAATCCGGGAGCAGATGGTCTCTCTCCCGGAGTTTAGGGGTTATCGCCAAGCGGTAAGGCACAGCACTTTGACTGCTGCATTCGCTGGTCCGAATCCAGCTAACCCTGTTTCGCAGATGTTTTCTTCTTTCGGTCTTTGCCATCTGCGAATTGTCTTCCATACTTTTCCATTGGAGACACTCCTTTCACCTCATAGCGGAATGCTGTTAAGAGCCGTCGCAAGGCTCGTGAGGGTTTTCCACGTAACCGCTTGAAGCTTTGCAACCATATAGCGGTGAAAACTTTATCTGCGTCTATAAGACGATACCGTGATTGCAATAATCGGTAGGTAGCAGATAGGTGTGCCAGAAGTTAGGCTGTGGTTATACGGCACAGGTTTTGGGGAAATATGCATAGTGGCGATTGCAGCGGTCTGTAAAACCGTGACATTAGAAACACCGAAGGTTCGACTCCTTCTTTCCCCACGATGTCGGATCGCAACCGACTAGCAGGTAACTGGCGGATGCCCTGCGAAAATAAAAATATCCATAAGTGTTGCTTGGTGTCCGAGCCTTAAATGTAGGCATACAGCTTATGGAAACGCACATTGTGACGTAGCGCAAATGGAGAGAGCAACAGTCTTCTAAGCTGTGGGGTATGGGTTCGAGTCCCTTCGTCACAATAGGTGTTGTTGCAAGTACACTCCGAGTATGCTTATTACAGAAGCATAGGGGATAAATACACCGGTTAATGTTTATCTCATGGGAACTTGATAGAGCCGCTTGCGGCTGACTAAAAGATCCTTGGGCAGAGGAAAACCAAGTAAAAAACCTCCCCTTGCAGATATGGTGTAATGGTATCACAGTAGCTTGCTAAGCTATCCAGCAGAAATGCTGTCAAGGTTCAAGTCCTTGTATCTGCGCTAACTTACGACAGGGGTGAACCTTGCCGTAAGCGGTAGAAAGTCCGCATGAAATTGTACAAAGTAGTGGCAAATGCAATTTCGGATATAGCAGTTCCACTACACTGCTATATTTGCCGTATGTCCGGGTGGTGAGGGAGCGGTCTTGAAAACCGTTGGCTGTAAAAGGCTTGCAGGTTCAAATCCTGTGTACGGCGTTTATCTTTATCTCCACTTAGTCTGGCACTACTGCAATAGTTCCGGTCGATGGGAGATGTATGGATAGTAGTTGCTCATTATCGGTCAACGAAAAACACTTCTGTGAGTAGAATTTGCAGATTCAAAAGCAGTCGAGCCTTGTTTGGGTCGGGTGGGTTCGACTCCCACGGCAACTATTCCCTGGCTAAAACGTAAGCCACATACGTTTAGCGAAAACCAAGCCTATGAAGTAGAGAACAGACAAGGCTGTGAGATTGTGGATAGTCAGTGACAAGTAGGCGGTGCACATTTGGTTATGGCAAGCGCAAGCCATAAAAGGTTTTACGGTGCGATTCCCATGCATAGCTTCAGTGGAAGAGCGGCATCCGCATAGGATGTGTGTCGGCGGTTCGATTCCGTCTGCATGGGTTACGGAGGATATGAGGATGTTTAGAGACTGCTCTGCTTGCAAATACTGTTCTGTCGATTATTCTTTTGATGAAGAAACAGGGGACGAATATCCCATTTATGAGTGTACAAAAGGTAATGATACGGATTTAGATTTTGAATGTAAAGATTTTAAGAAATATAAACCGAGGAAGTACGTTGAAAAAGATACGGAATGTGATATCTGCCAAAACGCCCATTTTTGTTCAAGCTTATCTGGTACTGCTTTTGACTGTACAAATATGTTTGATAAACATAGTCACGTTTTATATAATCGTGACTACTGTTGTAAGATAAATGGTTCAAAATGGAACGATATATTAAAATTGCGAGAATCAGGACTGAAAGATTCTGAAATTATAGAAAAAATCAGCAATGAGAAATTAGAGGAAATGATTCGATACGTAAAAGAAAATGGTATTGAGTTGCCGGAACCAATAAAGGAGCAGTGCCGTAAAGCAGGATACGAGGTGTGAACATGTGTGAATTTTGTATGTATAAAAACAACAAACATATAATTTTTGGAAAAGAATTTGAAGTAAAAAAATGTGGACACAAAACAGATTTAACAAGTGCAGGAATCATGAGAAATAGAGATGATGAAATTCCCGGAATTGTAATTTATAAAAGGAATAGAGCTGCTGGATACTTTGATATTACATTTTGTCCGATGTGTGGCAGAAAGTTGGTGGAGGAATGAAGCCATTAGAAGAAATATTTTTCAGAGCTTGCGTGAATGAGCAGAAAAGAAAATCACATTCAATCGATCGGGAATTAAGCATAAGAACTATTGGTAATATTTTTGAAAGGCTTGGATTTTCGTATAAGCAGTTAATGTATTATGTCAGCAAGTGGTCTGACAAGGGATTTTATAATTATGGAGTGACGCTTGACTTAGGCTGGTTTGAATTTGATAAGCTGACCGGAGAATATAAGCAGATTTATGATTATATGACAAGTACGGACGGATGGAAAAATGGAGAACTTGCAAATTATATTGTCAGTAATTCGTTTAATCGGGAAAGGATAACAAATTTTGCATTGAAAAAGCATCTTGGAATTGGAAAAGATGAGGACTTCTTCAATCCATACAAAGAGGGGTAACTAATGAAACATCAGAAAGAATGGCACACTTGCGATAGGTGCGGAGCAGAAATAGGGAAAATGCCGGATTTTTTAAATTATTTGATTCCGGTAAAAATGCCAGCACATTTTCGTATGGATTATTTCGACAAGACAGGTTATATAGCAAATGAACGCCTGTTGAGAAACAAAATGCTATTCGCAACTATTGTTGTAAGCCATGAACGTAAATCAAAGGAATATGACTTATGCCCTAAATGTCGGAAAGAGTTTGAGGAGTGGATGAAGAATGAAAGACACAATATTGTACATCAGTGATAGAGAAGAAAGAGTCGCAAGCTTTTTGAAAAATCTTTGTCTAAATTGCTGGAATGCAAAAAAAGAATATCTTTTGGATTTGAGACATGACATTTTGATAACAGATAAGGTTGATGTTGTTGGAAAATCATTTTATGGAAGTTATTTGGGGTGTGGATATTGGCATTGTTTATATTACTGCATCGATGAAACAATTGATAAAAACAGAATGACGGATAAAGATAATCAACAACTAATGGAAATACTGTTTCATGTTAGAGAAGGAGCAAAAGAAGTATCCGAAAAGGAAATATTATATATGCTTGATATGAAAGTAGGTGGATGAAAGATGAGTATGACAGCAGTAATTGAGAGCATAGAACGTGATGCGTTTCGACAGGTCACACCTAAAAACATCGGTAATATTGAAGATATAAAAATTGAATGCGCAACGCTGGGAGATGAACCGGTTATTATGGCTAATTCAAAGGAAGACGAGGAAACTTTGAAAAAATGTTTTTATGCAAAATTGTCCGAACATCGTTGTAGCAAGTGCAACCGTCTTTTAGGCAAATTCAACGGACAGGCTGAAATCAAATGCCCGAAATGCGGGGAAATCAATAGAATCGGAGTAGAACGATGAAATTTTGTTTCGGAGATATTGTTGTTGTCGAGGAAAATCAGATAGGTGTTGTGGTTAAAAGCTGGTGTAAATCACTCTTAGGAGCAGAAGCAAGCCATGATGTGTATGTGAGAATGACAGGACAGATTGTAAATTACCCGGAGTCGAAGATACAGAGGTATATGGTACGCCATAAATATCTTGATGAACAGGAAGTCGAGTGGAACAATAATGCCGTATATGGCAGATAAATATAGCATTTCAGAGCACCAGTCGTAGAGTGCCTACGCAGAGAGCCAAATTTCCAAAATTGTGAGGAAAGGAGGCTCTTTTATATTGGCAAGTCAGAGCCTTATCACGGCAGTAAACAGTTATGACAATTACATACAGCGCAAAGGGATTGATGAACAGGTCATTGATGCGTATATACAGGCATTATCGGTTGCATTTCGGTCAGAAAATGATGTTAAGTACGGATTGCAGCAATCAGCAAAAACAAAGTCACTTATTGCAAAATATGTCAGAGAAAAGACAGGCGGAAGAGTTGCTGATTTGGAAGTATACGCAGGGGATAATGATACATCATATAAAATTTTAGATCAATTTTACAATGTTTTAATGTATGAATCAGCATATCTAGTTGACAGCTTTTTTTATTACATTGAAGTTGATGAAAAAGACCCGTGGAGAAGATTTTATTTTCCAAGAAGAAACGTTTTGAAACCAGTAGTCGGAGCATATCAAGAAATTTATGACGGGAAATTGGATTTCCTATCAGTTTCACAGCCGAAACGTACCGGTAAGACCACTGGTGGACTAAAACTTGCACAGATGATGGGTGGAAGAGACCCGGACGGAAGCATTTTCGGTGTTGGAAAGGGTGAAGGACTGGTAAAAAGGTTTTACGGTGGTCTTTTACAAGGATTTGAGACTGAAAGTACCTATCAGCGTTTTTTAAGTGTTTTTCCGGAAGCTACAAAAATAAGCAAAGATGGGTACAAGAGTGCAGAGAATCTGTCCATAGACCTTAAAAGTAAGAATATCTTTCCAACATTTACTTGCCGACCTATTGATGGCGCAATCGTAGGTTGTACCGAAGCAAACGTGCTTGTCTATATTGATGACTGCGTAAAGAATCACGAGGAAGCAAGAAACCGTGATAGATTAGAGTTCCTGTGTGAAAAGGTCACAGATGACGTTTTAGGACGTAGATTAGAGGGCACCCCCATTATTATACAAGGAACAAAATACAGCCTGTATGACCCTATTACAGCACTACAGAATAAGGCTGATGAACTTGGATGGAAATGGAGAGAAGTTGCGATTCCGGCACTTGATCCGGTCACGGATGAAAGTAACTGGGAAATTTACCGAAAGGACAAAAAAGGTTTTAGAAAAATATTCACTACGGACTATTACCGGAAAGAAAGAAAACTTGTTTCCGAAGAAACCTGGGCGGCAGAGTTCCAACAAGAACCATACGAAGCAAAGGGAAGAATGTTCTCTGAAAGTGAGTTAAATTATTTTGAGGAACTTCCAGTTGACAGAGAGCCGGATGCAATTATGGCGGCTTGCGATAGTGCAGACAAGGGAGAAGATAGCTGCTCTATGCCAGTCGGATATGTGTACGGTAACGAGGTATATATCGTTGATGTAGTATTTGATAATGCAGGAACACAGTTCACAAAGCCTGAATGCGCAAATATGATTATTAAGCACAACGTTAAAACAGTCACTTTTGAGAGCAACAGTGCCGGGGAATATTTTGGCCGTGATGTTATGGACATTGTAAAGTCGCAGGGAGGAAGATGTAGCGCAAGGTTTAAGTTTAACTGTTCTAACAAAATTACGAGAATGGAAAATGCAAGGGATAATGTAATTCGTGATTACTATTTTCGTGATTTCAAGAAAATGGACAGGCAGAGCCAGTACTACAAATTCATGAAGGAATTAACCACTATGACCCGTAGCGGAAAAGTAAAACACGATGATGCACCTGACAGCATTGCATTGTTTGAAAATGAAATGAGAGCAGGAACTATGGCAACCGCAGAAGCAATCAGCAATCCTTTTTCAATGAGTAGGAGGTATTAGATGACAACAAAAGAATATTTAGGGCAGATAAGCCGCCTTAATCGAATGATAAATAATAAACTCACGGAAATTGCACAGCTTAAAGATATGGTGGCAAGCATATCCGCTCCGCAAAGTGGTGAAAGAGTGCAGACTACACCGAACTTTGACAAAATCGGCACAAAATATGCCAAAATTGATGAAATGGAACGGAAAATAGATGGCATGGTTGATGAACTTGTCGATAAAAAAGAGAAAATTATACAGCAGATAGACAGCATGGAAGATGAAAACACATACAATATTCTGTTCGCAAGGTACATCGAAAAGAAAACTTTTGAAGTGATTGCAACAGAAATGAAATATTCATGGAGACAAGTTGTCAGACTTCACGGAACTGCATTGAAACAGTTTGAAAAGAAATACGGAGAAGGGTATTTGAATGAACAATGTCATTGAATGTCATATATAAAAAATGGTATTGTTAAACTGACGAAAATATTTAAGATGCTTTCTAATCCTCCTAAAAGGCAAACAGCTGGGAATACCGTCTACGTTATGTGGGCGGTATTTTTGTGCGAAGAAAAGAGGTATTTATGATTTTTAACCAAAAAATTAGAGTGTACTGTCCGGGATGCGGACGGTTGGTCGGTGAATGTAGTGCAAAATCGCATATCGACAAGACATATAAGTGCAGGAATTGCGATAAGATGGTTGTTTATCATACGGAGACCGGAGAACGTGAGATCAAGAAACTTCCACAGAGAGATCAGAGCAGCGGAATAACATTTTTGTAGGTGAAAATATGAACACTATGAAATTTCAAGACCTTGTAAAGGGTTGTCACGGTAGAAAAATTGCATATACGGATGTGGAGCAGATAACCGAAGACAACATTGTAAAGGTTATTGGTGATTGCATCGGTGTTTTTAATTACAATAAGTCAGTTATCAAGTACTTGTGGGAGTACTACAAAGGTGACCAGCCTGTACTATACCGAACAAAGCTGTCAAATGAGGATATAACAAACAAAATTGTTGAGAACCATGCGTATGAGTGGGTGCAATTCAAAGTTGGTCAGACTTACGGAGAACCTATTCAGTTTGTAAGCAGAAAAGATGATGAAGCTGTAAATAAGGCAGTAGATGAACTGAATGATTACTTAGCTGATGCAAATAAGCATGAGAAAGACATAAAAGCTGGTGAGTGGCAGTCGGCAACCGGAACATCATTCAAAGCTATTCAGATTGTGAATGGAGATGTGCCTATCCGTGTGGTTGCACCTAATCCTCTGAACACGTTTGTCATTTACAACCGCAGTTCCGAAGAACCGATTTTAGCAGTCCAAGAATTAAAGGACGAAAACGGAGAATGGTATAAACTTTGCTACACAGAAACACATGAGTGCAAAATAAAGAACAGTTCCATTATTACTGATTCGTGGAAACTTCACGGATTTGGTGGTATTCCGATTGTAGAATTTCCAAACAACCATGAACGTTTATCTGATATTGAACTTGTTATAGATCTGCTGGATGCAATAAATAATACGCAGTCTAATAGAATGGACGGCATAGAGCAGTTTATACAGGCATGGTACAAATTTGTAAACTGTGAAGTTGATGAAGAACAGTTCAAAAAAATGAAAATGAACCATGCATTGGTTGTAAAGTCCATCAATAAAGACAATAAGTCTGATGTGGATGTTATGTCTCAGGAGCTTGACCAAACGCAGACACAGGTTTCCAAGGATGATTTAACAGACAGCGCACTTTCAATTTTGGGAATACCGAACAAGCAAGGAAACACTGGCGGTGATACGCAGGGTGCGGTTGAGCTGAGAAACGGATGGGATTTTTCAAAATCAAGAGCAAGGCTTAAAGATCCGGTTGTTAAGACAGCAGAGAAGAGACTGGCCAAGGTTGCACTGAATGTTATCCGCATTAAGAAAGAGGATCTAAAAATCACTCTTAGAGATTTTGATGTGCAGATCAACCACAGTCCACAAGATAATATGTATACCAAGTCGCAGACATTACTGCAACTTCTGCAGTGTGGTATTCATCCTCTTATTGCAATCAAAACGGTTGGACTTTGGGGAGATTGTGAAAAGACTTTCAACCTTTCAAAACCTTACCTTGATTCTCTGTGGAAAACTGCTGACATTATCAACATGGAAGAGCAGATGGCAAAAGCACAAGAAATTGTAAAACAAATGCAAAATAAGACAGTTGCCTAGAAATAGGTAGCTGTTTTTATTTTATAAAAATGCACCTATGCGTGAAATAGGAGAAATCACAAGTGGAGCAACCCACGTTAATAAGCGTAGTGAACAGGAGATAAGTTATGACAAGAGAACAGGCAAAACAAAATCTTATTGCAATCGGAGTTTCAGAACCTACTGATGAACAGATTAGCAATTATCTGAATCAAGTGAATGGGGAAACGAAGAAAGAAAAAGATAAGGCGGCTGAATACAAGGCTAAAGCTGATAAGGCTGATGAATTGCAGAGTAAGATTGACGAAATGGAAGCAGGAAACCTTACGGAAATTGAGAAAGCAAATAAGGCTTTGGAGATAGCTAACAACCGTATCGCAGAGTTGGAAAAAGCACAGACTTTAGCAACCCAACGTACAAGTGCGGCTGATAAATTCAAAATCACTGCTGAACAGGCAGCGCAGGTTGTTAAAGATGATGGTAGTTTTGATTTTGAGGTTCTCGGAAAAATTATCTCTGATAAAGAAACCGCTGCGGCACAGGCTAAGGAACAGGAGATTGCAAACGGATCTACTAATCCTGGCGGTGGTAATGCTGGTGGTGGAAATGGAACTGAAAGCAAAGGTGCTGAAATGGCAAAAAAATATAATCAGCGCTATGTAATCGAACAGTAAGCAAGGAGGTATAAACGTTATGGCTTACATGAAAACCACTACTTACACTTCTGGTGTAAACATTTTAGCAAGTGAAGTCGGACTTGTGTTAAAAACCTTTGAGGGAACACAGACAATGGCAACACAGGTAGATGATAAGAAGATTATCAAGGCAGGAACTGTGGTTCCAACAAATAACGCTTCTGCAAAAGGAATTGTCTTTGAAGATGTTGATATTACAGATGACGAAAAGAAGCCTATTTCTGTAATTATTGCAGGCCGTGTTATTAAGGCAAATTTGCCTGTTGCAGTAGATACCAATGCCGAAACCACACTTAAAGCAAGCGGCATTTACTTTGATTAAATTACGGAGGTAAGAACAGTATGCCTAGTGTATTAACAATGATTACAGACAAGGATAGATTGGATTTTTCCCAAAACTATTCTATCGCAAGAAATTATGTAGGTGACCGTCTTTTCCCTGATATCAAGACCGAGAACCTTGAAGCAGAGTACGAAAGACTTTCCGAGGGAATGGATCTTCCTACCGCAGCAATGGTACACGCATTTGATACCGAGGCTGCTATTGGTGTAAGACCTGGATTCGAAAAAGTAAGCGTAGAAAAGCTGCTGATCAAGGAAAAAATCAACCAGTCTGAAAGATTACGCCAGTTGCTGAATCATGGCGTAAGAGAAAGCAACCTGATTGATTATGTATATGACGATATGGGTCGGCTGTCTGATTCTGTAAAGACAAGAACTGAAATCGCAAAAATGGAGGTTATGTCTACTGGTAAGATGACCATTAACGAAAATGGTCTCAATTTTGCTATTGACTTCAAAGTAAATAAGTTCAAGGCACTGAAAGGCTGGGAAGATCCTACCCATGATATCCTTGGAGATATTGCAGACATGGTTCAGATGGCTCTTGACAAAGGATATGTTGTCAATACTGCACTGACTTCCACCAAAATGCGCTCTTATATGCTTAAGAATGAAGGAATCATGAAAGCTATTAAGGGAGTTAATTTTGTTGGAATGGCAATTACTCCGGCAGAAGTGTCAAATCTGTTACTTAGCCTGTATGGTCTGAACATGGTAATTGATGATGATATGTACGGAATTGCCAACAAGGAAAATACCACAAGAACTCCTAAGAGATTTTTACCGGATAATGTATTTACTCTTTATGTATCTACTGGAAACGGAAAGATTGGTACTGGACTTTGGGGCGTAACTCCGGAAGAAGAAAAAGCAAGTGCATTTACAAGCCTGTCCAAAAAGCAATTCATTACTATTTCCCAGTGGGCAACTCCTGATCCGGTTGCTGAGTGGACTAAGGCTAGTGGCGTGTTTATTCCTGTAATTCCTAACCCTTATGGAATCGTAATCGGAACACTGACAGAGGGAGAAGCTGGACTTGATACTCTGGTTGTAAACAGTGCAGCAAGTTCTTCTGACACTGGTTTCACCAAAATTACCGTAAGTCCTTCTAAGGGCTCTAATAATTCTTACAAGTACAAGGTAGCGGATGATTGCAAACTTCCTCCTTATCTTGGAAACGTCAAGACTTACGCAACCTGGGACGGAACTTCCGAGATTGAAGCACAGACCGGAAAAGAAATTATGATTATCGAATGCGATCCTAACTATCGTGCTGTTAAGGCAGGAATCACTAAAGTTGTCGCAAAAGATGAATAAGAGGTAAATCATGGCAGATTACACAACCTTGGAGCAAGTAAAAATCAGATTGAAACAATTTCATATTGATGAAAAAACTTCCAAGGTTGTGTTTGATGGCCTTGAAGATAATCCTCTGATTGAGCAACTTATCAGTCAAGCGAAAGCTGACATTGTGGCAAAGAGAATGTACCCGGACAGCTACACGGAACAAAAGATTGCAGAGGACTTGAAGCGGTTTGAGAGCGTGATTGTGAACGTGGTTGTGTATGACCATTCACAGGCTGGAGAAAACTTCATGGCAAATTACTCTGAAAACGGTGTGTCGAGAACATGGAGAGACCGTGACAGTCTGTTCGTAGGTGTATTCCCATTTGCAAAAGTTTTATAACCCCATCGAAATCGAGGGTTTTAGAAGATTGTGCGTGACCATGTTACTGATTCCAGTAATAAGGTTGCAGGCGGCACACTTTAAGGGTGGTGGGCGGTGTGCCAACAATAAGTAACAGGAGATATGAAATGAAAGATTTTTTATTACAGACATACACTATTGCATTGCCTATTTTATTAGGATATATTGTCTGGCTCCTTAAACAACAAAAGAAGGACAGAGATGCAAACAGTAAGGGAACAATGCTTCTTTTGCGTGTTCAACTTATTGAGTATCACGATAAGTACATGAAGTTGGGAGAAATTCCCAGTTATGCGTATGAGAATTTTGTAGAGATGTACAATGCGTATCATGCGTTAGGCGGAAATGGAATGGCCACCAAAATGTACGAGGAAATCAAAGAAATCAGATTGAAGAATGGAGGTAAAGAATAATGGATTTCACACAGATTGGAACTTGCGGAGGAATTGGTGTTCTTTGTTATCTTGTAGGACTTTGGGCGAAAAATTCTACCAAAGTTAAGGATAACTACATTCCTGTTATTGTGGGTGTTGTTGGTGGTGCACTTGGAATTTTAGGAATGTTTGTAATTCCAGATTTTCCGGCAAATGATGTGATTAACGCTTGCGCAGTAGGTATTATTTCCGGACTTGCAAGCACTGGTGCAGACCAGATTTACAAACAGGTAAAGAAAAATGCTTGAAGCAAATAAGCAAAAAATGAAGTATTCCAAACAGGGTGAGAAAGTCACAATCTACGACCGTGACGAAAATGGAAACATTAAGTACATTGAGGTTGACGGTGAAAAGATTCCGGTAGTTTTGAGAGAAGCTATCGGATTTTCTGACCCTGTTTCTTTTTCTGCCAATATCAGCAACAAACTGTCGGAAGTACTGGTAAAGGAATTTGGTATTGATGATTCGAGTTCCTATTGTCAGATTGTAACCGATAAAGGATATTTGCCGATTAAGGCAGGAGATATTGTTTGGAAGAAATCTGATGTGGGGCGAGATAGTGATGGACTGGTTGATGATAAGACAGCGGACTACGTTGTAAAAGGTGTAGCTGATGAAGGACTTACCGTTGACTTGTTTTTGCTTCAAAAGACGGTAAAGTGATATGGGGAAGACGATTGAACTAAATCTATTCAGTGACAAGTCCATACAGAACGCTATTAAAGCTATTAGGGACTACGAAAATAGCTTGACCTATAAATGTAGGCTACTGGCTGAAAAGTTGGCAGAAAAGGGCGTAGAAGTGGCTAGGATAGAGGTCACAAGTTTAGATGCTATCTTTACTGGTGATTTAATGCGAAGCATTCATGCAGAGCATATAGGGAACATAAAAGGCGGTGGAATATGGGCGGTTGTTGCTGATGATGAATCCGCTGTTTTTGTTGAGTTTGGTACACTTGGTAGCCTTGGTGGGAAAAAGGAATATCCATATCCGTTGCCGGAAGGTGTTCAATGGAACTACGGAAGTGGTTCGAACATCATTCAGTTAACAAATGGTCAATACGGTTGGTTCTACAAAGGTGATGACGGAAAAGTGTACTGGTGCGAAGGTATGGATAGCAGACCATTCATGTACTTGACAGGTATTGAACTTGAAAAAGATGTAGTGAAAGTGGCAATGGAGGTGTTCGGTAATGGCGGTTAATGAATATCAATGGGTATCAGATTTCAAAGTCAAGATTGCATCATACTTGAAAATGAAAATACCGCAGAGCCATCCTAAAGCGTATGTAACGGACAAAAGCAAGGATTTGTCAGAACCAACATTCCCTACGGTGTACTTTCATGCTATGCCGTTCACAGAGACAGGACAAGACCTTGAAGCACGTTCTGTTAATGGAATCACAGCATCATACCAGGTGGATGTGATAACCAACAAGAGCCAGGAAGAAGCTGAAGCTATCATGGCTACGGTTGCCGGACTTTTCAAGCGTTTGCGGTTTCAGATAACGTCCATGCCGGAGTTTAGCAATACTTCACAGAACACATACAGAAGCACAGCACGATTCAGACGAATTGTTGGTGCTGACGATACATTGTAACTATTAGAGCCATACGGCTCTATTTTTTTATGCAAAATTAAGGAGGTATTTATCATGGCAGCAGCCGGAATTTCTACTTTAGGCATTACTTTCGGATATGGTACAGAGACAACAGCCGGAACAAAACCTACGAGTTTTAAACAACTTACAAGAATAAATGCTATCGGTGGCATTAACATTGAACCGGAGCAGATTGATGCTTCCGCACTGGAAGATGCAATCACTAGATATGTAAAAGGTCGTGCAGATACTGGCGGTTCTTTTGCAGTCACAGTCAACTTTACATCAGAAACAGTGGCTGAATGGACTGCACTTATTACAGCTTATAAGGCTCTTACTGGCGGTAAAAGAATGTGGTTTGAAACCGTTATTCCCGGAGAAGAGAAATCTTTCTTCGTTGTTGCACAGCCGCCTGAACAGATTCCACAGCCTGAAATCGGACAGAATGAACTTCTGACGATTGAAATGAATCTTACCATTGAGGAATACAAGGGATTGGACGCTACCGTTGAACTAACAACGGGGGAATAGCAAGTCAGTCAGAAACAAATAACACTGCCGTGGCTGACTTTAATGAAACGGTAGATGAGCCATTGATTTAGCAAAAGAGAGCCGTCTTCGGGCGGCTCCTTTCCAACAAAAGGTTGGGGAAAGGATAAATTATGTTGACTGTAAAATTTGGAGAAAAGAAACTTAACATTAAATTCGGTTACGAAGCAACCGTAAAGAACAACATCATTAAGAAACTGGCAAACCTCGAAAAACAAGAAGATGGAATCGAATCCGTAAATAACATTCTCATGTTATTGCCGGAACTGATTCTTGTTGGTTTGCAGAAATTCCATTCTGATGAATATGGTTTTGATCCTTACAACAAAGAGCAGAAAGAAACAAAGTTAAGCGAGGTTTACTCCATGCTTGATGATTATTTTGATTCTGATGAATCTGATATTCAGAAGTTGTTTGCTGATGTGCAAGGAGAGTTGCTTGAAAATGGTTTTTTAGCAAAGCTCCTGAAACAGGAGCAGGAGAAAAACCCCAAGAAATCGGAGAAGAAGTCAGAGAACTAACATGGGAAATATACTGTAAAGAAGTGCGCCCCATGTGGCTTTTATACACAAAAGGGTACGGATTTACAGTGAAAGATATAGATTCTTCCTGCCCTGCGGATTTAGAGCCTTATGCAGAAGCACATAAGCTAGAAATGAAACAAAAAGACAGAAATATGTGGATGTGGTGGGGAGAATATGGAATAGCAGCAACATCTGTTGCCGTAGACCATTGCCTAAACGGTCGAAAAGCACAATCGAAGTATATTGACAAGCCTATTATGGAACGTGCGGACGTTGCTAATAATGAAAAAGAACTTCAGAAGCAAAGGAAAGCGTTCCTCGCAGGACTTATGGCAATGCAGGCTAATTTTGAATTATCACACCCCAAAAAGGAGAAACAAAATGAGTTTAACAGGAATTGATGTGTCCTCATACCAGGGGACGATTAACTGGTGGGCGGTAAAACAGAACGGAATTGATTTTGCTATTCTGAAAGTCATCCGCAAGGATTTGAACCCGGACAAGGAGTTTGAAGAGAACTGGAAAAATTGTGAAGCATACGGAATGAAAGTGCAAGGCGTGTATAACTACAGCTATGCTACCACTGTATCAAAGGCACAATTTGCTGCTGAGAGAGTGCTTATTATTCTTGGAAACCGTAAGCCTATGGTTTGGATGGATGTTGAAGATGCCGTGATGAAGAATCTCGGTAAGAATCTGATTCCAATTATCAATGCTTACGGCAAGGTTATCAAAGACGCAGGATTGCCATTTGGCGTATACACTGGTGAAAGTTTTTACAAGACATACATCAAGCCTTATGGCGGTGTGAGTTATCCTATGTGGATCGCACGGTACGGCAAGAATAACGGCAAGTGTGATGTGAAGTATCAACCGCAAGTACCGAACATGGTAGGCTGGCAGTATACTTCTAAAGGTCGTGTAGGCGGCATTGTAGGAAACGTGGACATGAATGTATGGTACAAGGAGTTAGATGCCGTATATAAGGATTCTACAAGCCATAGCAACCCTTATACAGAACCGGAAAGACTTCTGTATTACAAGCGTATGGCAATGATGAAGGGAAATGATGTCAAGTGGGCGCAGTACGAACTTGTAAGGAAAGGCTTTATGCCGTCTGTAAATGCGAAAGGTAAGACGAACATTGACGGATATTTTGGAAAAACCACTTCTGATGCAGTAAAAGCATTCCAAAAGAGTGTCGGTATCAAAGTGGACGGAAAAATCGGTGCGGTTACAAGGGCATATCTAAAAAAGTAATTTTAGGAGCGGTAGGTGTCACAGCTTACCGCTTTTTTCTTGGAAGTGGCAGACACTTCCTTTTTTTATTTCGGTAAAGGCGGTGCGGTATGGCAGATATTGATTCTTTGCAGATTAAAATAAAAGCGGATGCGAATAACGCAAGTAACGCACTGGATAAGTTGGCAAATAGCCTTACGAATTTTCAGAAAAGCTTGTCTATTGATACATCCAAGCTGAAAAGCATTTCTAATAGCATACAGAGTATCGCAAATGCCGCCAGTTCTATGAATACAAGCGGTATTAAGGATATTTCAAAACTAACAAATTCCATTAACAGAATGGGGAAAGTAGATACAAGCGGATTAAGCAGAATTTCTTCTGCGCTGAAAACTTTTTCTGTTGACATGGCAGGAACCAAAGTAGATGGAATAGGGGATATTGCAAGTATTGCATCTTCGATTTCAAGACTTGGTGGTGTAGCATCCGGGAGAGCAATCACGAACATTCCTTTACTGGCAAAGAATTTGAAGCAGTTATTTACAACTCTTTCAACCGCTCCGAATGTCAGTGAGAACATTATCCGCATGACAAATGCACTGGCAGGACTGGCATCTACTGGTGCGGCATCCGGGAGAGCGGCAAACTCTTTAGGACGAAATCTGAACACTTATACGGCAAGCGCAAAAAGAGCCACGAAGAGCACATTCAGCCTTGCAGCGGCTTTCGGAAAATTTTATGCAACGTATTTCCTTGTTATCCGTGGAATAAAATCTCTTTGGAGTTCCATAGAGGGAACTACGGACTATATTGAAGCATTTAACTACTACACGGTAGCATTTAATAAAGTCGGCAAGGAATGGGGCAAGGAATTTGAAAAATACGGTTACGATAACGCAGATAATTATGCGCAGAGTTTCGGAAATCGTGTAAATGAACTTCTTGGAAAAATGTCCGGTCTGAAAGTAGATGTAGATGGTGGACTGATTTCTGAAAGCGGAATGAAGAACCTGGGGTTGAATTTACAGGAGATTACCCAGTATGCTTCACAGCTTGCATCTATCACCAACTCTTTAGGGCAGACCGGAGAAGTTACTACGGCAATTTCGAAATCCATGACAATGCTTGCCGGAGATATTTCTTCTCTGTTTAACGTAGATTTCAGCACGGTTGCAACTAACTTGCAGTCGGGCTTAATCGGTCAGTCAAGAGCATTGTATAAGTATGGTATTGATATCACAAATGCCACATTGCAGACCTATGCTTACAAATACGGCATTGAAAAGGCTGTATCTGAAATGTCACAGGCAGAGAAACAGCAGTTGCGCTTACTGGCAATCTTAGATCAGTCCAAAGTGTCATGGGGAGACTTGGCCAACACAATCAATTCACCAAGCAACATGATACGACAATTCACAAATAATGTGAAAGAAGCTGGCATGGTTCTAGGTCAGTTATTTATTCCGGTATTGCAGAAAGTACTTCCTGTCATCAACGGTGTCGTTATTGCGATTAAAAGATTGCTTGTCAGCGTTGCAAACTTAATGGGCATCAAGATTGACTTTTCGTCATTCGGTCAAGGTGTATCCGGGTACAATGAAGATTTGGAAGATACGGCAGATGCGCTGGATAAAGTTGGAAAAAACGCAAAAAAGGCTAAAAGTTACACACTTGGTATTGATGAATTAAATATCGGTGACACTAACAGCGGTTCAAGCGGAAGTTCTTCTGCTGGTGGAGCAGGAATTGACCTTACCAAGGAAATCATGGATGCTACTGCTGAATACGAAAAAGTATGGCAGGAAGCGTTTGATAAAATGCAGAATACGGCTATGAGTTGGGCTGACAAAGTAAGCAAGGTGTTTAAGCCAGTAAAAGATATTATAGAAGATCTGGCGTATGCATTTAAGTTTGATTCTGATGCATGGTTTAAAGTTGCCGGAATGGATACTTCCAAACTGGTAACTGGTATTTTTGACTGGTTCACAAGAGCAATAGATTCTGTGGACTGGGAAAAAATTGGAAGACACATAGGTAGTTTCTTGGACGGAATGGATTGGACAGCAATCTTTACATCTGCCGGAAATTTCATAGAAACTGCCATAGATGCGGCAATCGATCTATGGAAAGGAAGTTTTGATGCTGCACCGATTGAAACCACGATTATCACAGCAATAGGTCTTTTAAAGTTTACTGGTGTTGGAGATATCATATGGGGGAAAATATCGGACAAGTTATCAGCCAAAGTACTAGGATCAAGTATAGGAATAGTTCCGACAATTGCAATAGCTGCGGTTACTTGGGAGATTGGATTTAATGTCGGAAAATCATTAGGTGAAGCAATTTTCCCTGATGATAAAGAAATCTATGAAAATTTCTCGTTTTTTGGAGAAGGTGGATTCTTTGATACAATAAAAAACACTGATTTTTCAATACTATTTGACGCTTGGAAACAGATGAACTCTGATGCGGCAGATTTTTTAACAAAAACAATGCCGATAAGACAGTTCTTTGATTTTCTATCACAATTTAAACTGGACATAAATGATACATTTGGTTTAGTATCAGTGTTTGAAAATTTAAAACCTATTGTTGAAAACTGGTTTAATGAATCTGTCAAGCCTTGGTTTTCTGCTGAAAAATGGAATCAATTAGGAACAAATATTAAGACCACACTTTCTACGAAGTGGAATGAATTTACCGCATGGTGGAAAAATATTGGTTTTGCAAACTGGTGGAACAATGTAAAATCATACTTTACTACCGAGAAATGGACATGGAGTGGCATTAAAGACGGATTGTCTAATGCGTGGAATAATGCAATAGCGGCTGTTAAACAAATTTGGAATAGTTTTGCAAACTGGATAAATGATAAACTTAATTTCTCATGGGATCCTATAACGATAGCCGGAATACAACTTGCACCAGGAGGAAGTATTAGTCTTGGCAAAATTCCTACTTTTGAAACTGGCGGTTACGTTCCAAGCCGGTACACAATGTTTATGGCAGGAGAAAACGGTGTACCGGAGATTGCCGGAACAGTAGGTGGAAAAACAGCGGTTGCCGGTGGAGTTGAAATCACCGGAATCAAAGATGCTATTAACACCACAGCAGAAGCGCAAATGCGTATGATGCAACAAGAGATTGACCTGCTTAAGCAGTTGCTTGCAAAAGAAACCTCTGTCAATATCGGTGACAGAGACATAGCAAGGGCAAATTTAAGAGGTCAAAAAGCTATGGGATTACAAATTATTACTTAAGAGTGGGATTTATTCCCACTCTTTTTCTGTGGAGGAAAACACAATGATAGCAAGACCAAGTGATTTCATCATAGTAAACGGAGTGCGTTTTCCGTGTCCGGCTCCCGGAATGGAAATAGTTCGGTCGCAGACGGTTGATTCAGGAAGAAATGTAAATGCTGCAGTCGTCGGTCAAAAAGTCGGCAGAAAATTGTGGAAGATAAATAATCTGCAATGGAACGGTTTAGATGCGGAAACATGGAAAGAAATGCAAGATGCATTAGAGCCATTTTTTGTGCCGGTTACGTTTACTGGGGACGACAATGTAAGGCATACATATACCATGTATCCAGGAGACACTACCGGTAAGCCGTTGTTTTTGGATGATATTTTTTATAGGAACTATGAAACGTGTAAATTCAATTTAATTGATTGTGGGTGGGAAGAATGATAAAAGCTTCTAACGCTTATAAGTCTGCAATGCAGAAAAAGATAAGAGACAGGGCATACATATCAATTACTCTCGGTGTAGTAAATGGTGACGCACAAAATACGGCTCATTTTGACGGCGATTACGCATACTGGGGAAACAAGGTTTTGCCATTTAGAAATGATACAGAATATACGGAATATGCTACCTTGGAACAAAATTATATGCGTGTAGACGGTCAAATGTATTTTCTTCCGAGAGAGACAAGCGGATTGTACCAGCTACGTAATGCTCCATTAACTACACAAAACATAATGGAAACTGTAAAAGTAACATTCCCACAAGAGTATTCCATCAAAGGACTTACGATAGATTTCGGGAAATATTACCCAACTAGCTTCAAAATTGTTACAGATGAAAAAGAATTAACTTATACAAATAGTAAACACGATTTTTCAACAACAGATGTAATTGGGAACACCACAAATATACAAATAATTCCTATATCTATGGTCGGAGGAAATAAACGTCTTAGAGTAGAAAAAATCGTAATGGGTGTTGGGCTGACATATAGAAATAATGATGTATCAACATCATCTTTTGAAGAATTTGTCAACGGAATTTCAGCGGAGATTCCATACAGAAAATTATCTGTAACAATACTGGATAAAAATAATGTATACAATGTAGACGATGATAATTCCTTTATCAACTTCCTTGAAACTGGACAAAAAATGGAGTTATCATACGGAATGGTCCTGTCAGACGAAACAGTGGAATGGCATAAAAAAGCCACGATGCTTTTGACTGACTGGAACTCTAAAAAAAATCAAATGTCTTTCACCGCAAATGATGTTCTTTCAACTTTGGAAGACAACTATACAATAGGAAATAAAATATACGATAGAACAGCATATGCAGAAGCTATTAGCATTCTAAAAGATGCAGGATTCGAGCCTGATGAGTATTTTGTTGACGATTGTTTAAGAGATGTGATCCTACACAATCCAATGCCGAAAGCACCTCACAAAGAATGTTTGCAGTTGTTGTGCAACGCTTCAAGATGCATTTTATTTGTAGATTCTGACGGAAGAGTAAATATTAAAGCCAACTTTGCAAATGTTATAGATCCTGCAGATATGCAGGTTACCTCAAACGGAACTGCATGGTGGGGAAATGCCACTAATGTATTATATGGAAACAACAATGTATATGCAGAACTGACAAGAAGTTTTATGCGTGTAAACGGTTCACAACTTTTTCTTCCGAGGAATACCGGTACAGCCATCGAACAGACAGGATATGTTACGAGCAATGTTTCTGAGGAAAATGGATTGTTTTCGGAGAATCCAGTGCTTACATTAAAACTTCCTGCAGCATACACGTATTATGGATTGTATATTTCATTCCAGGGTAATCCTCCAAAAGAGATGAAAGTATCGACATATAATGGAGATACACTTCTTAAGACTTTCAAATATGATGATTTGAAAGAAAAATCATTGTTAAATGATGAATTTGAAAACTTCGACAGTATTCGTTTCGAGATAACAAAAGCATATCCTAAAAACAGAGTCTTAATTGATAAAATCAGTTTTGGAGATTTATCTGATTATGAGTTGAAAAAAGACTCCATGACAGAAAATCCTTATGGATACGCAGAAAGAAAAACAAAAGATGTTTTTGTCAAAATATATACATTTAAAAACGGAGAGGATAATACACCGCAAGTAGTTGAAGATAACGTATATCTAAAGAAATCAATTAACAACTCTGGAGAAATAAGGTATTGTGAAAACCAACTTATTTCAACGGAAGATCATGCAAGGATTGTTGCTGAATGGCTTGGGAATTATTATGCGAATAATATTTCTTATGATGTTCAATACAGAGGGGATCCGGTGCTGGAAGCTGCTGATATTATTTTCATGGAAAGTGATATTGTAAACAGCTTACAAGTAGAAGTGGAAACACACAAATTAAACTTTAATGGTGCTTTTAATGGATCATTGCAATTGCGAAGAGCAATGAGAACATAAGGAGGTTGTAATGAAAAAAATAATTAACGGTCTTCTGTATAACACGCAAACTTCTGAAATAATATATGTTGATGAAATGACAAACAGGAAAATATTCAGAACAGAAAAAGGTAATTTTTTCTTGTTTTATCCAAACGGAGAAATAGTGCCGAAAACAAAAGAAGATATAAAAGAGTATTTGGGGCTGAATGATACAGAGAAATATATAGAATTGTTTGGAGATGTGGAGGAAGCATAATGTGGGCAGATCCTAAAACAAATTGGTCTTCTGAATGGAATGGTGAAACTTATATAGGAGATTATTTTTTATATACAGATTATAACCGTATTAAAAATAATCTTTTGGAACTAAAAAGCACTGCAGAATCTATGTATAAAATATCATCTTTTAATCTTGGAGATGATAAGGTTGAAGCAGATCTGATTTATGCCGATGAAGTTACTTTATTTGAAACTATGCTGGCAGAAATTAACAGTTCCACTTTCTCATTTTCTGAACAATTTAAAACATGGAAAGAGAATAAATCGGTTCCAACATATGAAGACTGGAACAGGATAGAATCGTTGCAGTTAAAAATATACAATACGTTAGTAGCACAAAGAAAAGCGCAGAACCGACTTGCCTTTACGCTTGGCGGTCAGAAAGGATTTAAGGTGTAATTATGGCAGATTTAAAAACAAACTATGTTGATGATGTATTAGACACAACTAAAAATCAGTTAAGAAAATATCAGCAAATTCAAAATGACGATGGAACTGTTTCTTTTGTTGATGTTACCGAATATAAGCAAGTAGGAACCTCATTCGGTGCAAAAGACATCAATGATACTAATGCAGCCATTAATGATGTAAATGGCAATTTAAAAAATACAAGCAAGTTATTTGTACCATTCGTAAATAAAAAGAGTGTTTATTTTTATTATACTGATAAAGCATATGGATATGGCACATTTCTTGCAATGGATAATTATGGTGTTCTTGATTTTTATAT